TCACGGTTATCCCCGTTGTGGTGTATTCAGTCACTTACCTGATTCCCGTCGCTCGTCCGCACTAGGAGCGGGCGGCGTTTCAGTAGTTCGCTGCTCTGCGCTCATGTGACTGGCCGCTCCTCGCGTTCCGTGAGGACGGTAACGCGCCACCGCTGGCCGTCGCTGGTTTTCTGCCCGCTGTCCTTGACTGACTGGCGCAGGGCGATCTTCACAGCGCGCTCGGCGCTGTCGGCGATCACCATGTACTCCCAACTGTTCCAGCTGTTGCCGAGTTCCGTTTTGACTGTGTACGCTCGTTTCATCGCCCCGCGTCCTCCCGATTCGCTGGTCTATAAGTCGCTGCGATGTGCCTTGACAGCGGCAGCGGAATTTTCGCCATAAGGGCGGAAGCCATCTTCCTCTTGCTGCTCTTGCTGCCGAAGGCCGCAGGCCCCGTGTCAAACCAAATTGCGCCGGACCCTTTATGCTTCCGGCCATCTGGATTCGCGCCTTTACCGCTTGTCGTGTTGTGCGCCACGTTGAACCACGAGCCGCCCTGGTTCTTGATGGAGTCCTCGCCGTTGAGACGCCAGTGAGGGGAAACCTCGCCCGTCTGCTTGAAGCGATTCCAGTCGTGCCCCGGCCGTTTCGCGACAGCTCGAGCGAACGGCATCAGCGCCGGCACGTCGCCCCACAGATGGAAGCTGCCGTAGTTCCATCGCGAGCGACCAACCCACTTCTGCGCTCCCTTCACGTTCTCGACCACGAGTGGCACCATGTGGCCGGCGGCCTCGGACGCCTCACGTTGAATCCGGAAGCACGATTCAAACAGCGTGTTGTCGGGCGGCGACGCGACGATCAGCGCAGCGTCCTTGAACTGCCGCCCGTCAAGCGTGCGCACGTCTTGCAGCACAAGCTGCGCAGGATAGCGGTGCTCGCCATACTCATGGCGCTCAATGTCAAAGCCGACCACATCGTAGCCCTCGGCCAGCATGCCATCCGTCCAGCCGCCCAGACCGCAGAACAGATCGATGCCTAGCGGCTTGAACATTTACGACTCAAACCCCGGCCGCGGATTGGCGGCTCATCGGCGCACCCTCGGCAATCGCACCACGTTCGCCGGCCACGTCGCAGGCTTCGGCAGGAGCCACAGCTTAGCCCGCTGCACCCGCGGCAACACCCGCGCGTTCCAGACGGCGCGCTGGGTCACCGTCATGGCGTCTCGGTAATCCGTGTGCCCAAGCGAGCGCTTGTAGACCCACTCGGCGCGGAGCCGGGCTAAGCGCTCGCGGGCCGTCTCATCGGGCTTGACGCGCGTCATTGCAGCGCCCCCTCCGAGAGCTCCGCGCGCTGGGCCATGCCAATCTCGGACTGTAGGGTGGCGAGCGCGCCCAGGGTGTAGGCGACCGAGAGCGCCGAGACGATCCGCGCCGGGGTGAGCGTCGGCGCGGCCAAGAGGTCTGCGGCGAGGCGAGATAACGCCTGCTCGGCACTGATCGGGGCCACGGTCACTCGGGCACCGTGAGCTTTGCTCGAGCGGCGGCGATGGCCGCGAGGCGTGAGTCGGCATACCGCTTGACGAGGGCTTCCTCACTCGCAAGCGCCTCGAGTTGCGCGGCTGTGGCGGCGGGGATGGCGGGAAAGTCCACCGTCACGTAGTCGCTGACGCGAAGGTAGCCCATGTCCGTGAAGGTACCTTCGCTCTCCTCGCGCGCGATCGCCTGATAGCTTGCGTCGGTTGACTTCTCAAAGAGCGCAATGCGCAGTGTCCTCATTCCGGGCCCCTCCCATAGTGGATCGTCATGGTCTCGACCGCACCCCAGAACTCGACGGACTCTTGGCGGGCCAAGATAGCGGGTTCTCGGCCGCGCCAGCCGCAGTCGCACGCGAATACGGTGCGGCCGGTCATGCCGCCCCCTGACTGCGCGCGACCCACTGCGGATGCTCGGTCAGCGACTGCCGCGCCTCGGAGTCCGTGAGCCGACGCAAGGCCGAGACGTGCAGCTCGTCCGGCACGCCGCTCGGGACGCGCTGGACCAAAATATAGTCGTCCTGATCCGGGCCGCTCACGTGCATGGCGAGGACGTTCCCTTGCAGGATGCGGTAGTACGGCGTCATGACTGCACCTCCACGTACAACCGCCCGAACGTCTCCGCGCACACGCGCTCGAACTCGGCCCACGCCGGCCGGGTCGCGCGCTCGTACTCGGCCCACGCCTCGGGTGAGAGCAGATGCTCCGCGGCCCAATCCCAACTGAACTGGTCGGCTACGCTCACGCAGAGCTCCGGCGTCACGTCCACGGACTCACCGAAGGTGTCGGCGAACCGCTGACGCTGGTCGGCGCACGCGGCGAGATTGCGGAGGGTCTCAAGGAATAGGGGGCGGCTCATGACTGCACCTCGTCGTCGAGACTGTCGTGCTCTCTAAGCACGTGATCGCCGTTCCGCATCACGACGTCCATGACCGCAGCCTCGCAGGCCGTGCGCGTCGAGCGCTTGGACCAAGCGTGCTCGACCCCTCCGTCCGTGATCCAGATCCACCCGCCGTAGACCTGTTGCGCCGCGCCGGGCAGCGCATCGAGACACTCCCGGATCAAGTCGAGCTCGGCCTGCAGGTCAATGACCGCCTCCGGGTGTGCGGCCACGTAGTCCTCCTCCTCGGGCTCCTCGACCTGATACAGGTTGTGGGTCCGCCCCCCGTCGAGATACTCGGCGTAGCGCTCGGCCTGTTCGCGGCTTCCATAGGCGTAGATGGTCGGGTTGTTGTAAGCGGTCAGGACGTACAGATAGTTCATGACATCACCACAACAGCCCAAATGACCGCGAGCGCGGCGGACACCGTAATACCGATCAAACCCTTGATGAGCTCGCCGCGCATGTGGCGGGCAGCCGCTTGGGCGGCGAGGCGTCGGGCGTACTGGGTCGAGAGGCTGTCGGGGCCGAGGCCGGTCATGAGGCGCGCTCCTCGGCGAACGCTTCTCCGTCGAGCACCGCCGCTGAGCGAGTGACCTTGCGCCAGCCTTTGCCTGCGCGTGTGTAGATGGTGTATGGCGTGATTTTCGAGAGGCGATCGCCAGTGAAGGGGTTGAACTCTTGCGCGCGCACTACGGCAGATCCTGTAGAGCACTGCGCTCCCAACCTATCGCCGTCCGGGTAGTGCATGACGCAACACCAAGAGTGACCCATGAAGCCAGCGCCAAACAAAGCCGGCACTTCGCGATGCGTGACTAGGCGGCTCACAGCGCACCTACTTTCAGCGTCTCCGCAGCCAGCGTGCTGGCTAGGGCGGATTCACGGGCAGCCTTGGCCGCGTGCACGGCCTCGCGCCAGTGTTCCAGCTTGCCGAGGCGCAGAAATGCCTCGGCCATGCGCTCGTGATGCGCAGCGGTCGCAAGGTAACGGCGTTGGGCTTCAGTCTGCGCGGCGCTCATGACATCACCGCTGCGCGATACGCCGCTCGCGCCGCCTTCCAATCGCTGAACCGCGCCACGATCCGATCACCGTCAATCAGCGCGATGCAGGATTGCCCTGACCGATCCCACTCTACGATGTGCGCTAGTCGCATTTCCCTCTCCTCCAGCCCGACCACCGGGCCGATGGGTCACACTATACGCAAGCCGCTTGCGTCAGTCAAACTGATCGTTTATCCAACTTCTTCCGTAGCCGCGCGCGGACCATCTTGGCGTAGTGCTCGGGCGGTCTGGCCTTGCGCTGGCCCTTCGCTCGGCCGCCTTTCGCGCCGATGGTGGCCATGTACTCGGAGACCGAGCGGGGGGGTTTAGTCATTGTCTGGCCATCGATACGTCGGATGCGGCGGCGGCGGCGGGATCGGGAACCATGCGCCCACCTTATAACGAGCCACCCAAGTCACGGACAGCGAATCCGGTGGTTGAAGGTTCGAGTCCTTCATGGCCCACCAACTAAATCAAAGGCTTGCAGTGTCATATCTCGCACGTCGGTGTTGAGAATAATTGGGGGGTGTTGAGAATGGCCGCTTACTTGAGCGGCTTGACGAGCCGGATCCCCCGATCGTAGGTGCGCCGGGTGATCTGCATGTTCTGGTGGCCGGCGCGCTCGAACGCGTCCTCGAGCGTCGCGGAATCGGACACCGTCTTCGCCCGGAGATCGTGGAAGGCGAAGGCCTCGACCTTCCCCGCGCGCACGAGCTTCCTCATGCGCCGCTGCCAGATCGACCGGAAGCCCTCGCCCGTATAGCCCTGGCCGCTCTTCAACTGCCGCAGCACGTACTTCCGCGGCAGGCTCGGCAGCATCCGCTTCGCCCGCCCGAGCACCTCCTCGAGCGCCGGGGAGAGCGCGATGCGGATCTTCTTGCCGGTCTTCCCCTGCTGCACGTAGATCCCATCCGCCCCCACGTCCTCCCACTTGAGCGCGAGGAGATCCCCCTGGCGCTGGCCGGTGAGGAGCGCGAGGTCCATCGCGATCTGGTGCCACGTCGGCATCGCGGCGCGCACGAGCGCGAACTCCTCGTCGGTCACATACCGGGTGCGGGGCCGCGTCTGGTTGCGCTTCACCTTGGCGCAAGGGTTCCGGTCGGCGACGAACCAGCTCCCGAGCATCACGTTGTAGAGCGCGCTTAAGACCGCGACCTGACGATTGCGCTGCACCTTCCCCACCCGTACGTCGAGGAAGCGGCCGATGTGCTTCGGTTCCACCTCGTTCGGCAGCATGTGGCCGAAGGTCTCGCGGAGGATCGCGATGTGGCGGACGTAATCCTTCTGCGTACGCGGGGCCTTCTCGGGCAGGATGTCGCGCACGTAGCGGTCGAAGTATTCGTTGAGCGTCGCGCCCTCGCGCGTGACGACCGGCACCGGCTGCATGACCTCGACATAGCGGCGGTACATGCCGGACTCGTCGCCCTCGGCCGCGAGGCGCTCGTTCTTCCCGTTCGGCGGCCGGTACCAGTAGGCGCCATGCACGAGGTAGACGTACTTCGGCAGATGCTTGTGCTTCTCACGCGCGCGACTCATTTCGCCTCCGGATATTTCGGCTCATTGCGTTTCCTCGGCACGATGCCCCCGTCAAACTGCGAGCGCTCAACCAGGGGGAATCCGTCCGCGGGGCGGCTTCGGAACGGAATGCGTAGCTCGGCGAGCGCCGCCCGCTGCCGGAACCGCTGGCGGTATCCGGTCAGCAGGAAGAGTTCGTCCTCATCAAGCCAGATCGCACTCACAGGATCCGGTCCCACTGCTGCCACCGCACTGTGCCCTGCCACCGCACTGTGCCCTGCGCGTTCGCACGCGGACGCAGGCGGTAGAGATGCCAGTTCTCCCACTTCCAGGTACCCCAAACGATGCAGCAGTGGCGCGTCATGGATCTCCTGTCTTCAATCGATGCTCGTCCGCGCCGCAATGGGCAATCCACCGCATCGCGTACTCGACGGTGCGCGGCACCTCGGACTCGCCGCTCGTGAACTTGTAGATGGTGCGGGTGTGGATCCCGAGGAGCTTCGCGGCCTCGGGCTTCCTCAAGCCGGTCTTTTCGATGAGTGCGCTGAACTGGCGCGGAGTCACCGGAACAACCCCCATTTAATCAGGGTCTCGGAAGCGAGTTCATGCACGCGCGCGATCATCCCCGAGGTGGGATTATCGCGCGCGCGTCCGCCCGTCACCCCGAAGATCGCCCGCAGCGCGTTGATGAGGCTCAAGCGTTCTGCGCGCCGTTCCTCGCGCTGCGCGTCGCTTTCGGGCAGCGTAAAGCCCACGGTCTGCATCGCTTCAAGAATCATCTCGCGCTCAGCCAAGGTCTTCACGACGAAGGCCACCGCCTTCGGAGCACCCGTGATTTCGACGTCCCCGTGCGGGGTGGGCGCGTCCGCGTGACTCGGTGGGCGATCGGCGCAGGGGGTCCATTCGCTCATAGCTTGATATCCAGCCGCTCGCTCGACTCGATATACGCCCCGGGCACGTCAATCCCCGCCTTCAAGTCCGCCTTGAGCGCGTTCTTGTCGATCCGCTTGTCCGGCGGCGGCGGCTGCACCCAATACTTGTCCGGGATGTCGCGCAGCTCGCGAATCTGCACCGCAGGCGGATTGGTTGCGCGCTTGATCGTCAGCTCCGGCGTCGCGATGCGGGCCTTGTTCACGGACTGCAACTGATAGAGAAGATACGCGCGCACGTTCTCGGCGCGGCGCTCGATCCGCTTCGCTCGAGTCGCCATCATCTCGGCCGCGCGCGCGACCTCGGCGGCGTTGGCTTCGAGCGAACAGATAAACTTCGCGACATCGACGGCTTTCGCGTCGAAGTCTCCCTCGACGGCTTCGAGCGTGTCGCGAAGGACCTCGGGCGGAATGTCCTCGTCAAGACTCAGCTCGGCGAGGTCGCGCAGTTGCTTGGAGATTTCGAACAGGCGCAGGGAGGTCACTCGGCGGCCTCCTTCTGAACCCACTCCTTCCGCAAGTCCTTGACCTTCGCGAACCGCTCAAGCGCCGCCTTGTCGCCGGCCGTTTTCGCGTGCGCTTGGGCGGCCGAGAACGCGGCCTTGAGTTCATCGAGCGACGTGGCGTTGTTCATGCTATCCACGGCGGCCTCGATTTCCTCATCGGTCAGCGATCCCGCGCGCTTGTGCGCGACCTCGGCAACGGCGTCGGATTGCGAGACCGGCGAGACCGGAGTGACATCAATCTCCGCCGCGCCGTCCTGCAATTCCTCGGGGGTGTAGATGCCGACTGCGACGCCGGGAAATACCGTGCGGACGCCTTCCGTCACCACGCGAGATCGCAACATCGCGCGCGGGAATCTTTGCCAGTTGTCTTTGCCGGCGAGCCCAGCTTGCTTCGCGCGCTCAAGCGTCCAGTCGAGTCGCGCCGCGCCGCCCTGCGGGTGCCGAAACGTGGCCTCGACTTTTGCGTCGGTCAGCACATGCCACTCGACCGAGCCGCCCGACTCTTGGAACCGCGACAGCATCGTGTCCGCTTTCAGTGACGGCAAGTTTTTAATCACATGGTAGTCGCGAGCGGCGAGTGCGGGGTGACGGCCTTCGGCCTGCGAAATAAGCAAGAGCGACAGCGCCTGCGCCTCGTCCTTGAATCCAAACATGCCGGAATTCGCCATGCTCGCGGCCATTTTCTGCAAGGCCTCGAACGTGAACTGAGGGACCGCGACGGCCGAGGGGGCCGTCACCGATATGGCCTTGTCTGCGGCGGCCATCACGCCACCGCCGCAAGCGACGCGGGCGCGGGCTCCGTCGGCCGCGTGACGTCCAGCACGTCGAGCCCGTTCTTGCCCGCCTGCAACAGGTCCATCGGCGTTGCGGGCGTGAGTTTCACGATCGCGTTGATCGCCGCGACCTGACTGTGCGCGACGACGAGCACGCGGCCGACCTTGCCCTCGATCTCCGCGAGGAAATATTTCACGGTCGCCGCGCGGGCCTTGCGGGGCTTGGCCAGAGTCGCGGTATCGGTAGTCTTTTTCGCCATGTCAAGATTCCTTGTGTAAGGGAATGAACAACGGGAAGAACCCTATACGGCCACGTTCTACTTGTCAAACACTTCCCGGTTGCGCTATGGTCCGTCGCATGGAGCTTCTGCAACAGCGCGCGCGTGCCGCGATCAAAAAGCACGGGGGGCTACGCGCGGCGTCTCGAGCCATTGGCATCAATCCGTCGACGCTGCTGTATCTCTCGGACGGTCGCCGACAGAATGCGACGCTGAAAACGATGCGCAAGCTCGGCGTGGATATGGTCGGGCGGCGCGGGGCGTGATCACCCTCCGTCCCTACCAAGCCGACCTCATCGCCCGCGTGCGCGCGGCCTACAAAGAAGGCTCGAAGGCGCCGCTCTTGCAACTCGCGACAGGCGGCGGCAAAACGGTCTGCTTTGCCGAAATCACGCGCGGCGCGCAAGCGAAGGGCAATCACGTCCTGATCCTCGCTCATCGCATTGAGTTGGTGGATCAGATTTCCGCCGCGCTCACCGAGGCCGACGTGAGACACGGCATCATGGCCGCCGGCTACGAGCATCGACCGCATACGGTCACGGTCGCAAGCGTGCAGACTTTAGTTAGACGTCTAATGTCATTGCCCGTGCCGAATCTCATCGTCTGTGACGAAGCGCACCACGTCGCGTCAGGCAATACCTGGGGGAAAGTCTTTTCGACGTGGCCGGCCGCCAAGCGGCTCGGCGTGACCGCGACGCCGGTCCGCCAAGACGGGAAGGGATTGGGCGAGCACTTCGATACGATGATCCTCGGACCGACGACCGCCGAGCTGATCGAGCAAGGCTATCTGTGTCGGCCAAGGATCTTCGCGCCGCCGACCATCGACACGTCGGGCCTGCGCATCAAGATGGGCGATTTCGTGACGGCCGACGCCGAGGCCCGCGCGGACAAACCCAGCATCACCGGGGACGCGATCGGTCACTACACCAAACATGCTCATGGAAAGCCCGCTATCGTGTTCGCGACGTCGGTCGCGCACGCCGAGCACATCGCCGCGCAGTTTCGCGAGTCGGGTTACAAGGCGGTGTCGCTCAACGGCGGTTCGGGCCGCGAAGTGCGGCGCATGGTAATTGAGGATTTTCGACGCGGCGCGATCCAAGTGCTCGCGTCATGTGATCTATTTGGCGAGGGCCTTGACGTCCCGAACATTCACGCCGCGATCATGTTGCGCCCGACGTCGAGCCTCGGTCTATTCCTCCAACAGATCGGCCGCGCCTTGCGCACCGCGCCGGGGAAATCCGAGGCGCTGATCTTCGATCACGCCGGCAACTGCCTGCGCCACGGGTTACCGACGGGCCCGCGCGACTGGCATCTGACATATGACGAAGCCCACGAGAAAAAGAAACCGGCCCTCGCCGTCCGCGTTTGCACCGCGTGCTTCGCGGCCAACGCGGCGCGGTCTCAGACGTGTACGAATTGCGGGCACGAGTTTGACGTGAAGTCGCGTCAAGTTTCGCAGGTGGAGGGCGAGCTGATCGAATTGACCGATACCGAATTCCGCGCGCAGTCCAAGCAATTGTTAGGGCGCGCGAAGTCGCTACAGGAATTGGAAGCGTTCGGGCGGCGCATGGGCTATGCGGCTGGATGGGCGACGCATAAATGGAAAGCGCGGCAGAAGGCGGCGCAGAAGTATAGGGGGCGGGGATGATCTACTCGGCGTTTCTCCATTCCAAGTCGCAGCTGGACGAGCTGCACGGATTCACGCCGTCGTCGCTGCCCTCGTTCCTGTTCGATTTTCAGGCGGATCTGGTGTCGTGGGCGCTCCGCAAGGGACGTGCCGCGATCTTTGCGGACTGCGGGCTCGGTAAGACGCCGATGGAACTCGCGTGGGCCGATCAGGTCGTGCGCCGCGAGAACGGCCGCGTGCTGTTGCTGACGCCGCTTGCCGTGACTTATCAAACGGTGGCCGAGGCGCATAAGTTTGGGATCGAAGCCGCGCGTTCGGCGCATGGTGAATTGCCCGCGCGGATCGTCGTGGCGAATTACGAACGCCTGCAATACTTCAATCCCGCCGATTTCGTCGGCGTCGTGTGCGACGAGTCCAGCATCCTGAAATCGTTTGAGGGCGCGAACCGCCGCGCCATTACCGAGTTCATGCGTCGCGTGCCGTATCGGCTGCTCGCGACCGCGACGGCGGCGCCGAACGATTACGTCGAACTTGGCACCTCGAGCGAGGCGCTCGGGTATCTCGGCTATACCGACATGTTGTCGCGTTTTTTCAAGAACGACCAAGGCAACGCGATCAAGACCGTCACGTACCGACAGGGCGGACGATCGTTTCAGAAATTGGACGACGCCGCAAAATGGCGGTTCAAGGGGCACGCCGAGCTGCCGTTCTGGCGCTGGGTCTGTTCGTGGGCGCGCGCCGTTCGTCGGCCGTCCGACCTCGGATACGACGATTCGCGGTTCGTGCTGCCGCCGCTGATCGAACGCGATCATCTGGTCGATGTCGCGAAACTGCCGAGTGGCATGTTGTTCGCGTTGCCGGCCGTCGGGCTCGCCGAGCAGCGCGACGAGCGGCGCCGGTCGATCAACGAGCGGTGCGCCAAGGTCGCCGAGCTGGTCGCGGGCCCCGGCCAAGCGCTTGTCTGGTGCCATCTGAATCCGGAAGGCGATCTGCTCGAAAAGCTGATTCCGGGCGCGGTGCAAGTCAGCGGGCGCGATTCGGACGACGACAAGGAACGATCGCTGATCGCGTTTGCGACCGGCATGCATCGCGTGCTGATTACGAAGCCGAAGATCGGCGCACTCGGCTTGAACCTGCAGAACTGTCATCACATCACGTTCTTCCCGTCGCATTCGTCTCAGGAGTATTACCAGGGCGTGCGGCGCTGCTGGCGGTTCGGGCAAAAGCATGCCGTGACGGTCGATATCGTGACGACCGAGGGCGAAAAATCCGTGCTACAGAATCTTCAGCGGAAGGCGAAGGCCGCCGACCGCATGTTTTCCAATCTGGTCGCCGCGATGCAAGAGGCGCAGGGCGTCGCTCGCTCGCAGACCTATCCTAACGCAGAGGTCATTCCGTCATGGCTGTAGTCGATCAAATGGTTACCGACCACTATGCGATCTATAACGGCGATTGCATCGAAGTCATGCAGTCCTATCCGGATTCCTCCGTGCATTTGTCCATCTACTCGCCGCCCTTCGCGACGGCCGGCGGCGGCGCGCTGTACTCCTATTCGTCCAGCGAGCGCGATTTGTCGAATTGCGTGAGCTACGATCAATTTTTTGAGCATTACGCATTCGTCGTGCGCGAGCTGTTCCGGCTGACGCATCCGGGGCGCATGAGCGCCGTGCATTGCATGGACGTGCCGTCGGGCAATTCCGGAACGGACTACCTGATTGATTTCCCTGGCGACATCATCCGGCTGCACGAGCGCGAGGGCTGGCGCTATGTCGCGCGCTATGCCGTGTGGAAAGAACCGCTCGGCGTGCGCAATCGCACGATGGCCAAGAATCTTGCACACAAGACTATTGTGGAGGACTCCTCCCGATGCACCGTCGCGTCGGCTGATTGGCTGCTCGTGTTCCGCCGCAACGGCAAGAATACGATTCCGATTGCACATTCGGTCGGCTTACTGGAATACGCCGGCTCGCGGCCGATTCCCGCCGACGTGTTGCCGTACCGCGGATGGACCGGCAATCAGATCGAGAATCGCTATTCGCATTGGATCTGGCGACAGTACGCCTCGGCATTCTGGGACGACGTGCGCATTGATCGCGTGCTGCCATTTCGTCAAGGGAAGGACGAAGAAGACGAGCGCCATGTGCATCCGCTGCAGCTTGACGTGATTGACCGCATCATCACGTTGTGGTCGAACCGCGGCGAAGTCGTGCTCACGCCATTCATGGGCGTCGGTTCCGAGGTGTACGGCGCCGTGTGTCAAGGCCGAAAAGGCATCGGGGCAGAACTGAAACCGTCCTACTATCGGCAGGCCGTCAAGAACATGGCCGCCGCCGCAGAAGGCAAGACCGACGACAAGCAGGAACTGCTGTTCGAATGAACCGCCGCCACTATGCTCGCCTGTATTATTGGCGCACGATAGAGCGTCGCCGCGAGCGCGCCCGCTATTTCGCGTGGCGTCATCGCGCGCGGGAAATGGGGATCGACGTATGACCGAATCCTCCGACTACGATCCCAATTGCTTGCACTGCCACCTCTCGCAAGCCGCCGCGCAGTTTTTCGTGACGCGGCCACTCGGGGATACGAATTACTTGGCCAACTGTTTCATGCGATGTCTGGCCGAGGCCGTCGCAGGCTGCGAGGATGTGGAACCGTACATGGTCGTGCGCACGCGCGTGCTGGCCGAGTTGGGCGCGGAGATCGACGCGGCGCGAAAAGAGTTTCTGGAAATGGTGATGTCGTGAGCGCGCAGATCGAACGCACCGACTACACGCACGCCGAACTGCTCGCCGCGATCCAGATCGCGCATTCTCGGCATGACACGCGCTTGTGGCGCGCGAACGCCGGGCGTGCGTGGCAGGGCGAGCCCGTCGAACGAGGGCCGAATCGGCTGGTCCTGAAACACCCGCGCCCCGTGCAACTGGCCCCGGCGGGTTTTCCGGATTTGTTCGGACTGCACGCCGTGACCATGACGCCTGATATGGTCGGAAAGCGCGTGGCCCTATTCGCGGGCCTCGAGATCAAAACCGGCATGGGGCGCACGAGCGAAGCGCAAGATTTGTTCTTGGACGTCCTGCGCAGTCTCGGCGCGTTGCACGGCGTCGCGCGCTCGGTCGAAGATGCCGGACGGATACTGAGAGTTTAATCGCGCGCGCCGCACGGGCGCCCCTGGGGGGACGATGAGCAAGCCCTGTTTGCATTGCGAACTCGTGGAGGCGTTTTTCGCCTTCCAGGGCAAGCATCATCCGAACGGCATCTCCATGGACGAATCTCTCGGCAACGTCCTCTTGGCGCTCTGCGAGATCGCCGCGCATGCTCCCTCGGATCGCATGCACCAAGCCTCGGTAAATTACGTGCACGAACGCCTCGACCCCATGCTGAAGGCCGCGCGCGCGCTTTACTTCGCCGCGAAGTCGGCCGCGCGGCAATTGAACTAGCCCGACGCCGATGGCGCTTGACTTCGACCGCGTGGGGGCCGCCGCGCTCGCGCAAGGCGCGCGTCTTTGCGCCGAATGGCTCGGCGGCAAGCAAGAGGGTCACGAGTGGGTCGGCGCGCGCAAGGCGCAGGGCGGCCGCGGAGATTCCTGGAAAGTCAACCTCACGACGGGCGTCTGGTCGCATTTCGGCGGCGATGAGAAGGGCGGCGACCTCATCAGCCTGTACGCCGCGCTCCGTGGGCTGAGCCAAGGCGCGGCGCTTGAGGCGGTCGCGGCGCAGCTCGGGATGCTCAACGGGGCGGCTGGCGCCCCGCAGGCCGCCGTGCGGCCCGCGCTCCCCACCGCCGCCCACTCCGCCCCACCCAAGCCCACCGACGACGCCCCCGCCCTCCCCATCCCCCCCGACGCCGGCTTGCCCCCGCCCCACAAGAAGCACGGGGCCGCCCAAGCCGAGTACGCCTACCCCGACGCCGACGGCCGGCTCCTGTTCGTCGTCGCCCGCTACGCGCTCTCCGGCGGCGATAAGACTTTCTGCCCGTGGACCTGGCGCCGCGGTCGCTGGACCCCGGTCGCCTACCCCGCCCCGAGGCCCCTGTATGGCCTGCGGCTCGCGCTCCAGCGGCCGCAGACGCCCGTGTTGGTCGTGGAGGGGGAGAAATGCGCAGACGCCGCGAACGCGGTCCTGACGGGCTACACGGCGGTCACGTGGGCCGGCGGGTCGAACGCCGTCAAAACGGCCGACTGGACGCCTCTCAAGGGCCGCCCGGTGGACATCTGGCCCGACGCCGACGCCCCGGGGCGCGCCGCGGCGGCCCAGCTCGCGGCGATCCTGCTCGCTCAGGGGTGCAGCGTCCGGGTGCTCGACGTCTCCGGGCAGCCCGAGGGCTGGGATGTCGCCGAGGCGGTCGGCGCGGGCATCCCGCTTGGGGAGTTCATGACCGGCCGGTGGACGACGGTTTCGGCGCAGCGAGCGCCCGAGCCCGGGCCATCGAACCCCGCCATTACCGTCGCCGAACGCCCGAGCGCGAACCTCATCTGGCAACAAGCCGGGATCGTCGGCGCCGGTAAAGCCAACGACAACGGCATCCCGCACCCCATGGTCTCGAACGTCGCCGCGATCCTCGAGACCTGTATGGCGTTCGGCAAGTCCATTTGGTACGACGACTTCCGCGGGCGCATGTACTGCACCGAGCACGGCGTCTCCCGCGCGTGGACCGATGCCGATGACACGCTCGCGCTGAAATTCATCCAGCACACGGCGCTCCTGCACAAAGTCAACCTGAAAACGATCCAGCAAGCGACATACCTGGTCGCCATCGAGCACCGGCGCAACAGCGTCCACGAATATCTCAACGCGCTCACTTGGGACGGCGTGCCGCGCCTTGAGGACTGGACCATCGATTACCTCGGCACCGCCGGCACCGCGTATACGCGCGCCGTGGCGCGCAATTGGCTCATCAGCATGGTCGCGCGCGCGATGACGCCGGGGTGTCAGGCTGATTACATGCCCGTGCTTGAAGGCCCTTCTGCGCTCAAAAAATCCACCGCGCTCGCGATTCTCGGCGGCGAGTGGCACAAGCGACTCGATAGCAAATTCGGCAGCAAGGAATTCAAGGAGGACATCCAAGGCGCGTGGCTCATCGAGCTCCCCGATATGGCCGCGTTTTCGCAGCGCGAACATCTGTCGATCATTTCGTTCATTTCAAACCCCACGGACTCGTTCCGCGCCGCTTACGGCAAGCATTCCGAGCAGCGCCCGCGCACGTGCATTTTCTCGGGGAGCTCGGAAACGAGCGACTACATCAAAGGCTGGCAGGGCATTCGGCGCTGGTGGCCGCTGCGCTGCGGCCCCGTCACCGAAGCGGGCAAGATCGACGCCGAGGGCCTCAAGGCCATGCGCGATCAGATCTTTGCCGAAGCCCTTATCGAGTTCCGCAAGGGCGCGACGTGGCACGAAACCCCCGAGACCGAGACCCGCCTTGAGCAGGAGGAGCGTCAGGCCGTGGACCCGTGGCTGGAGCGTATCGCGGAGTACTGCCATGCGCGCGCCGAGGTCACCTTAAGGGAAATCCTTGAGGATTGCCTGTTCCTCACGGCCCGGGAACAGACCCGCAGGGAGGAGATGAGGGTTTCTAACTGCTTGAAATTGCTGGGATATATGCGCACGGTACGACGAGAGGGGGAGATTACTCGACGCTATTACGTGCGCCCGTGACTGTTTCAACGTTTCAACGTTTCGACCGTTGCACCTACTTCTGAGACTTTCCATGTGCGCGTGTGTGTGCGCGCGTGCGTTATATAGGAATACATATATAGGATGTTACGTTGTAACTTGTAAGTAGGATCAATGAGTTGGAGCGTTTCAACCCGTCGCAACGTTTCGACCGAGTGATGTAACCTGAGCGAACCCGAATTCACGCGCGATCGCTTAGCCCATGCGCCGTAACGGCTAGCCGCTGCGGCGCACTGGTACATCATGGACGCGCAAGCTCTGTGCGCTATAAGCTTGACAAATGCCCAACGAGGTATTCCGAAGGCGGCCAAGTCGGAGACATCCAAGGCTGGTTCAACCGCTCGTGGCTTCAGTACACGCCGACTCAGTTCGAAGTGACACCCGAGAAATATCTGCCGCAAGCGGCCTTCGATGACGAGTGGACCGAGCGGGATTGGGCGGTCCGCCCGTGAACCGCCACGAACGCCGCGCGCGACTCGCGCTTCGCCACAAGCACCGTAACAACCCCGACGAACTTCGGAGGATGGATCGAATGGAACGCACCGAACGACCGGCGATGAACGGCAACCTGCGTGGCCCACCTGGTGAGATCTACTGGATCGCGACGAAGTCGAAAACGGCGCTCGGTAATGTGCTCGAGACCGTCTCCGTGCGCGACGCCGACGTCGAGCAGCTCATCGAGGCCTCGAAGGATCTCGCGCAGAGGCTTGCGGTGGCCGAGCAGACCGTCAGCGCCGCGATCAACCAGATGATCCAGGTGAGCGCGCTCTCGGCCGTCGTGGCCTACGAACTCGACCGGCGCAAGAAGTCGATCCAGATCGTCACCGGGCGCGCGTGATCCCGGTTCTGCATTCGCAGGCTTCCCAGGTCGCGGAGCTCAAAGCGCGCGGGTGGCGCGAGTGAGGCGCCCCCGGCTCGATGCCACCGTCCAGGCGTGCGTCGATCTCTGGGCGGCGCAGAAGCGCCGTATCTGGCTCGGTGGCGCTCGAGGTCACGTCGATGGATACTCGGTCCGGACGGTGCTCGGGCGCCTGAAGGACGAAGCGGAGGGGGCGAGCCAGCCTGGAGGCGCCGCGACGCAGCGCTGGTCCGAAGTGTTCACCGGGGATGCCTTGGCGATCGAGATCATCCTGAACGGCCTGCCGTACGGCCCGAGGATGGCCTTCAACGGGTATTACCTGTTCCGCGGTGGCTTCTGGTTACCGATCCGCGTGATCGTCGAGGCGGTCGGCGTGAGCCGCACGAAATTCTGGGAAGATCTCGGCACGGCGGAATCGAAGGTTTCGAAGGACCTGCCGCTCGTGAAATTGCCCACCGACGAAAGCGCCTAGGATTTCAGCCTTACGATGCTTGACGAAGCCCTTCAAACCGCGTACACATCGCATCCCATACGCAACGTGCACCCGCTATCTCTGGCGCTCGCCAGATTCTGGCAAATGCCGGACGTTGCGAAGCTCGATCTCCGCCACCGCGAGTGGCTCTACGCCCTCCGCGCGGACACCGATCCCGGACTCATCAAGCTCGGCCGGGCGCGCGAGCTCAAGGCGCGGATGATCGGGATCCAGACGCAGTGCCCGGTCGCGCTCAAGCTCATTGCCGCCTGCAGCGCGCCGGCGGGCACGAAGGCGATCCTGCATCAACTCCTGGCAGAGGATCGCCAGCACGGCGAATGGTTCCTTCCGAGCGCGGGCGTGCTCGAGATCGTCGCGAAGCTGCCGAAGGGCGGAATGCTCACGCCCTCGGCGGTTCATGATCTCGCTCCGGGCATCGATTGCCAGGCGCTGTTTCTCGCCGCGAGCCGGCGCAGTATGTCGCGCGAGCAGCGCGAACTCGCCGCCAGCCAGGCGATCAAGAACCGGCTGTCGAACTCGAGGCGCCGTTGAATCGATGGCCACGAACCCGTACTACCACTCGACGCACTGGAGGCGTCTGCGGCAGCAATGCCTCGAGCGCGACGGGTGGACGTGCGTCGTCGACGGGTGTCATGCGATCGCTCGAGTCGTGGATCACATCATCGCGCGGCCGCTGACGAGCTTACCGTGCGCCGAAGACCGGCTCGGTAATCTGCGTAGCCTTTGTCTCGAGCACGACGCCCAGGTGAAGGAAATTCGCCGCGGCGATTCGTACCGCAAGCAGGGCGGAGCATTCCGGATTCGCGGCTGCGATGTCGACGGCGTGCCGCTCGATCCGAAGCGGCGATAATTCCTGTCGTTGAGCACCGAGCGGCCGAATGGCGCCGCGGGCCCAGCGGGCGAATAACCCGAATTCGAAAATCCGGGTAATGCCAGCTGCGACGTCAGTCATTCATTCCGGCCGCCGATCCGGACGCCGATCCGGCCGCACTGTGCCGACCAAACTAGCGTGAGCTGCCAGCTAGTCGGCGCGCTGGCAGCTCCGATGTCATGCGCCGTCGCAGCGACGGCCGTCGACGCGTAGGTAGATCGCGGCCGCGAAAAAAAACGCGCCGAGCTGCCGCGAACGGGCTAGGGGGATTCGCGGACCAGGCGGCCAGGCGGCGTCAACCGTGGGGTGCCGCCGCACACAGCGCCCCAAAATGGGAATCAACGACTTAGCCATGGCCAGGCCACGCAAACCGTCGAACGTGCTCGAGTTCAAGGGCTCGTTCAAGAAAAACCCCGCTCGGCGGCGTAAAGACGCCGAAGGCGGCGCCCCATTTTGCGAGCAACCGCCTGCGCATCTGCCGAAGAGCGCCGTGCCGGCGTGGAATTACGTGGTGGCGAGATTGCCGCGAGTCGCGCTCTACAACAGCGACGAAATTGCGGTGGAGATCGCCGCGACGCTGTTGGCGGCTTTCTGGACGACTAACGACCTCGAAGTATTGAAAGAACTGCGCCAGTGGCTCGGAAAGCTCGGGATGACGCCTGGTGACCGCACGAAAATCCCCGCCCAAGCGCCCACCGAGAAAAAAGACCCCTACCTCGACTAAGGCGAAACCGCTTCATCCGGTCGATGCGTGGGCGGCCGACGTCATCGCGGGCAAGATCATCGCGGGCCCCCATGTGCGGAACGCCTGCCGCCGCCACGAGCAGGATCGCCGGGAAAGCGAACGCCGCGGGCTCTTCTTCGACGAGGAGGCCGCGACGCACGCGATCGGCTTCTTCCGCGACCGCCTGCGCTTGGCGCAAGGCGTGTTCGAGGGGCAGCCGTTCATCCTGCAGCCCTCGCAGCAGTTCATCATCGGCTCGCTCTTTGGCTGGAAATGGAAGGCGACCGGATTTCGCCGGTTTCGCCGCGCCTACATCGAACAGGCGAAGGGGCAGGGCAAGTCGCCGCTCGCGGCCGGAATCGGCATGTACTGTCTCCTCGCGGACAAGGAGGCCCAGGCCGAGGTCTACGCCGGCGCCTCGATGAAGTCGCAGGCGATGGTCATCTTTCGCGCCGCGGTGATGATGTGGCGCCAGTCGCCGCTCCTCACCGAGCGCCTGACGCCGTCGGGCGGCAACCCGATCTGGCAGCTCACGGACCTGCGCCGCGGCGGCTTCTTCCGCTCGATCTCGACCGAGGAAGCGCATTCGGGTCCGATGCCGAGCTGTGCGCTCCTCGACGAACTGCACGAGCACCGTGACGGCAACATGGTCGAGATGATGGAGCGCGGGTTCAAGTCGCGCCGCCAGCCGCTCCTCATCATGATCACGAACAGCGGTTCGGATCGGAATTCGGTGTGCTGGATCGAGCATGAGCATGCGGTGCATGTGGCCGCAGGCACGAAGACGCTCGATGAGGACGCGACCTACGTCGGCGAGGTGATCGACGATACGGCGTTCTCGTTCGTCTGCAGTCTCGACAAAGGCGACGATCCGCTTGAGGACGAGTCGTGCTGGATTAAGGCGAATCCGATGCTCGGCGTGTCGCAGCCTGTCGAGGAAGTGCGCCGTGCGGTCGCCCAGGCGAAAGCGATCCCCGGCAAGCTCAACAACATCCTCCGTCTGCATTTCTGCGTCTGGACAGATGCTGTCGAAGCGTGGATGGGCCGGGCGGCGCTCGAGTCGGTGATGGCGGACTTCGACCCCTTGGAGCTTTCCGGTCGCGAAGTCTGTATCGGCGCGGATCTCTCGGGCTCACAGGATCTCACGGCGCTCGGCTTCTGCGTCGAGACCGGCACCGTCGAGGTGCGCCGCGGCGACGAGACGCTGCAGCTGCCGACCTATGACGCCTGGGTCGAGGCCTGGACGCCGAAAGACACGCTCGCCGAGCGGAGCCTGCGCGACAAGGCCCCCTATGAGGTCTGGGCGCAGGGCGGCTGGTTGAACGCCGTGCCGGGGCGGAACATCCGCCTCGATTTCGTCGCCGCGCGCTTGGCCGAGGTCAATTCGGAGTATGCGATCAAGGTGGTCGCCTACGACCGCTACGCCTACCGGAAGCTCGAGGACGAGCTCGACGCGCTCGGGCTCACCCTGACGCAGGCCGAACACCCGCAGGGCGGGGTGCGTCGCGCGAAGCCGACGCCGGAGGCCGTTGAGGCCGCGAAGTTGAACGGCGAGGAACCGCCGCAGGGTCTCTGGATGCCGGGCTCCGTGCTCGCGCTCGAGACGTTGATCCTTGAGAAGCGCATTCGGATCCGCCGAAGCCCGGTGTTCATCTCCGCGGCCCTGTCGGCGGCGATGGAACACGACCCCTTCGACAACCGCTGGTTCTCGAAGCGCCGCGCCGTCAACCGCATCGACGCCCTGGTGGCGCTGACGATGGCGGTGGGCGCCGCGACCGCCGCGCCGATGCGCTCGACCTCCGTCTACGAAACCCGCGGCCTGCTGATGTTCTGACCGCCGTACGCCGCTGACGCACCCCTCCTGAAGCCCGCCTCGAGCGGGCTTCTTCGTTTTCGTCCCCTGCCTTCACGAGGACCCACGATCCATGGCCATCAAGACCTTCGCCGAAGCGGCTGCCGAACTGAACGCGCTCTTCTGCGCGGTGTTCACGGGAACCTGGGCGACGATCGCGCAGAACGCGGCCTCCTCCCCCGCGACGAACCTCTACTTCTCGCTCCATACGGCGAACCCGGGCGCGGCGGGATCGCAGAACACGAGCGAGGTGGCGTATACGAACTACGCGCGCGTCGCGGTGGCGCGCACGACGTCGGGGTTCACGGTCACGACGGGCTCTGGCACGACGCTCTCGAACGTGGCGAATGCCGCGGCGATCTCCTTCCCGGCCTGCGGCGCCACGGGCGCGACGGCCGCCTGGTGGGGCGTGGGCCTCTCCTCGACCGGTGCCGGCACGCTCCTCGCCTACGGCCCGCTCGCGGCGTCCGGTTTCCCCGTCCCCTTCACCTGCACCCTGGCGTCGCCCGGGGTGCTCACGGCCTACGGCTACACGCCGGCCGTCAACGACAACGTCTCGGTCTACCAGTTGCCGGGTGGCGAGCTGCTGCCGACCGGTCTCACCGAGGGCACGGAGTACTACGTCGGCACCGCGCCCGGCGGTCAGACGCTGACGCTCTCGACCACGGCGTCGAACGCGAATCCGGTGAACACCACGTCCACGGGTTCTGGCTTCCTCTACAAGATGTCGCCGCTCGCGATCTCGAGCGGCATCACGCCGACCGTCGCGGCAGGCGCGGCGGTGTTCAGCGTCGGGTGATGAATGGCTAACTCCAACGCCCTTCCCGCGTATGGCGGAGCGACCGTCCCGTATACCTACGCGGAAGCTTGGGAGCTGATGCGCAAGACACTCGCGACCGTAGTCTCGAGCGTAGCCAATGCGCAGACGCAGATTGCGTCCGGGTCGGTATCAGCGGCCGTCATCATCAACCTGAGCAATAATCTTGCCACGCAAAACGCTCTCTTGACGACGATCGGCGCGCTGGGAACTCCGCTCGCGACCTATGCGGCGACACAGTCGGCCTATCTATCAGGTCTCGGGGCGGCGAATATTGTGGCCGGGTTTCAGGCCATTCAGACGGCTATCTCTGCGGTCACCACTTGGGTCGGGGCGAATGCCCCGGGCAATGCTCTGACGATCGATTCGACAGGCTTGGTGGTGTACGCCAACATTCCGCAAGCGTCGCTTGCGCCGCTGGTGACGCTGCTGACCACGCTGACCAACACCATCACCTGACGCAGTTGTGTCGCTCGCGCTAGATGGGTCGTCGGGATTTGCGGCAGGGTCCGGGAAGACCCTTACCATCACCCTGACGACGACCAGCGTCAACGACATCATCATCGTTCAAGTGGCGGCGAACAACACGAATGCGCTGTCGGTCGCGTCGCCGACGCTCGGGTCCTTTACGCGGCGCGCTTTACTCGGCGATCATGATGACATCGAGGAATGGTACGCGGTATCCTCGACGGCGCTCACGGGCGAAGTGATCACGATCACCTACGATAATAGCGGCCCGCTGTTCGTATCGGGCTGCGCGTTCGGGGTGTCGGGCGCGAATACCTCGACCATATGGGATTCAAACTCGAGTTTGCCCGCGACGAGCGCGGCGTCGGCCGATCCGACGTTCAGTACGACAAACGCTACGACGTTCGTCACCGCGACGATGCGACTGTCCGGCACTCCCACACCGACGGCGGGCACGGGCTGGACCGCGATCTACAACGGGTCGGGCGCGTATTTCATTTCGCAATACAAGATTTTCAGCTCCGCGCAAACCGGGACGACCGCGCCGCTTGGAACGGGGAGCGGGGACGAAAACGGTTCGATTGTGGACGCGCTCATCCCGGCCGTGACGGGCTTTGGTCTTGAGGACGAGGGCGTGTGGTTCCAGTACATCCAGGCAGCCGCATGACGCTCGCGCCAGACAGCCGGCTGCGCAATCGCCTGAAAGGCGTCGTGCGCGGTCTTTTCTGCGGCGAGTCCGTGAATCTCGTGCCGATCTTCTGCGCGAGCTGCCACAAGTCGGCGGGCTACGTGCCAGAGCGGTCGGTGACCTTCGCCTTCTGGCTCTGCGATCCGTGCTCGGAGCGGTACGGAGAGCAGGCGGGGCTCCTCAAAATTCCCGATCAGGTCTTTTGGGCAAAGCTCCGCGAGGAGCAGCTCGAGCGCCACGGGCGCTTGCTCACCGCCGAGGAGCTGCGGGTGGCGTCCGAGTCGCCCTGCACTGCGATCGGCAAACTCATTCGCGACGGGAGCTGACGATGCCGTTTGTCTACACGTCGACCACCAAGTCCGTGGCGGACACGTTCACCACGAGCGGCACCGCGAGCACGGAAATCGACTTCATGTCGATCAAGCCCGGCGTCCGGAATGTCAACGTCGTGGGGGTGGCGGTCCTCGGGCGCGGCGCGGGGCTGACCTCCCTCTCGGGTATCGCGTTCCACCTGAAGCGCTGGACCACGACGCAATCGAGCGGGGGCACCGGCGTCACGCCCGCTCCCGCCGACCCGGATTCGCCTTCGGCGAAAGCGACGGTGGTCGCGGCGAGTGCCGGCGTCACGTCGGGAACGGGCGGCCCGACGATTCAGGCGATGTTCGGCTGCGGCGGGGCGAGTCCCGGGGGATGGTCGGCGTACAACGCGGACGCGCCCAAGGTCATTGACGGCGGATCCACCACGCAGAGCTTGGACCTCTTCGTCGAGTCGGGTACGGCGTCGCTCAGCTACGAGGCTGCGCTCGAACACTTCGAGTAACCGAGGCCGCTCGCCGTGGCGGTAATTTTCAGACGGATCGTCGGCCGGCCGGTCATTCCGGCACCGCCCGTCACGGACGAGTTGTCGATCTCGAACGCGCTGCCGGCGGCCGGTTCCGCGCCGAGCAGCGGCGCGGTGGCCCTCACCGGCCTTGCGCCCACGGTCGAATCGGGCGCGTCGGCCTCAAGCGGCGCGGTCGCCCTCACGGGATCAGGCGCGCTCACGGAGGCCGGAAACTCGCCCTCGGCTGCTCAGGTCGCGTTGACTGGAACTGGCTCGGTTACGGAGCCGGGTTCCAGCCCGTCGACCGGGTCTGTTGCTCTGACCGGCTCGGGCGCGGTGAGCGAGCCCGGGGCGAGCGCGTCGGGCGGCGCGGTGGCTCTGATCGGCTCAGGAGCGCTCGCCGAGGCGGGATCCTCGACCTCGGCCGCCGCGGTGACCTTGGGCGGCTCGGGCGCCGTCCCAGCGATCGGCGCCTCGGCCTCGGCCGGCACCGCGGTGCTGACCGCCACCGGCGCGTTGCCGGCCTCCGGCGCCTCGCCGTCTTCGGCCACCGTCACGCCTTCGGGCTCCGGCGCCGTGCAGGCGGCCGGCAGTGCGCCCTCAAGCGCCACGGTCACCCCAAGCGGCACGGGCGCGCTCACCGCGCCGGGCGCCTCCACGAGCATCGGGTCGCTGCTTCTCGGCAGCCCGCTCGCGATCGTGGCTTCGGGCGCCTCGGGCTCAAGCGGCTCCGCCACCCTGACGGCCACGGCGGCGATCGCGGCTTCCGGCGCGTCCGCGTCGGCGAGCGCCTTCGCCCTGACCGGGGTCGGGACGCTCGCCTTCGCGGGCAGCGCGCCCTCGGCCGGCAACCTCGCGGTGGGGAGCACCGCGCCGCTCTCGATGAGCGGGGCGTCGCCCTCGGTCTCGACGGTCACCGGGTTTGCGAACGCCGGCAACCCGATCACGTTCTACGGCTCGGCCGCGAGCGGCGGCTTCGTCACGCTCACGGGCGTCGGCGCGCTCGCCTTCACGGGCGGCTCGGCGTCCGCCGCGGCAAATCTCCTCACGGGGCCCGATCCGACCGTGCTCGCGGGCGCGGGGGCGTCCGGTGCGACGGTCGCACTCTCAGGTGCAATCGCAGCAACCGCCTCTGGCGCGGGCTCCTCGAGCGGCGCGGTCCGGCTGACCGCGGTTGGCGCGGTCCCGGCGACGGGCGTCGCCGGCTCGTCGGCCTCGTTCCTGCTCACCGGCCAAGGTGCCCTCGCGCTCTTCGGCGGGGCCCCGAGCGCGGGCGGCTTGCCGGTGCAGGGCCCGGTCGCCGTTCGCCTGACCGGCGCCTCCGCCTCAAGCAGCCGCTTCCAGCTCGTGAACCAGGCGGTGACGCCGCTGCCGGCGACCCGGTTCGTGATCCGCGTGGATGAGCTTCGGATCACGTTGGGGGACGGGTCCGAGCGCATCACCCTGGGCGAGGGCTCTACCCGCATCACTCCTTCGTGAGGTCGAATGTCCAGCTTCGTCGTTGCCGCCTTCACCGCCCAGAACGCGAGCCAGCTCGCCGGGTCGAACCGGCCCTACGAGATCGACGTGAGCTCGCTCTCGGTCGAGGTGTGGCAGGCGGCGAGCTTTGTCGCCTCTGCCGGACTCATGCGCCCGACCAGCGCGAACGAAACCGGGTTCGTCTACCAGGCGGCGAGCGCCGGGCAGACCGGGACGACGGAGCCCGCGTGGCCGACGATCGCCGCAGGCACCGTGACCGATGGCTCGATCACCTGGACGGCCGAAGCGCCGCCCGCGAGCGGCCAGGATGAGATCGCGAGCGTCGCCTGGACGCAGGTCTCGCCGCCCGATGCCGCGCTCACGATCACGAGCGAGACCAACACCGACTTCACCGCGCGCGCGCTCATCGGCGGCGGCACGTCGGGGAACACCTACGAGGTGCTCTGCAAGATCACGATGGCCTCGGGGGCGATCTACCCGGTGCAGATTTATGTCCAGGTACTTTGATCCCCAAGCGGTGAAGCGAGTCCTCGCGGCGCTTGCGCTCCTTGCGCGCGACGGCGCCGGCATCGTGGGCGTCCTGCTGATCGCCTATGGCGCGTGGCGGATCTATGCGCCGGCGGGCTTCATCACGCTCGGCGTGCTGCTCGTCGCCACGAGCTTCCTGCTCGCACGGGGTGAGTGATGGGCCGCGGCCTCTTCGGTGCGCTTGATCGCGGCTTGTCGGCGATCGGGCAGCGTTCCTCGGCCGGCGTGCCGTCGTACGGGATGATCCCGCCCTTGGGGAGCGTCCAGTCCGCCTCGGGCCTCCTCATCAGCCAGGCGACGGCGATGGCGGTGTCGTCGGTGTATCGCGCGGTCTACGTGCGCGCGCACGACATTGCCCGCTGCTCGCCGAGCCTGTTTACGGAGGCCGAAGATGGGACGCGCACGAAAGTCACCGATCACGCGGTCGCGGCGCTCCTCAAGCGCCCGAACCGGGTCCAGACGTGGTTCGAATTCGCGCGTGATATGTGGGTGGCGTATCTCCTCCGAGGGAACGCCTACGCAGCGATTAGGCGGGATCGGCGGGGCAACCCGGTGGAGTTGGTCTGGATCAACCCCGACGCGGTGATGGTGCTCGAAGCCGCGGATGGCTCGTGGTTCTACAACGTGAACCGCATCGGGCTCTTCCAGATCGCGATGCTGCAGGAATTCCCGGTCGCGATCCCAAGCGAGGACATCCTCCACGTCCGCGGGATCTCGTTCAACATGCTCGTCGCCGCCTCGACCATTGGGCTCGCGCGCGATTCGATCGGGCTTGCGATGGGGCAGAACCTGCAGGCCTCGCGCTGGGTCAATAACGGCGCGCGGCCGTCCGGCGTCCTGCAGACGCCGAAGAGGCTCTCGGACGATGCGGCGAAGCGCCTGAAGGCGCAGTGGGACGAGTTCAACTCGGGCGTCCAGAATACCGGCCGCACGGCGGTGCTTGAGGAGGGCACCGAGTGGAAGCAGCTTCAGCTCACCGCCGTAGATCTGCAGTTCATCAATCAGCAGCAGATGTCGGTGCAGGACATCGCGCGCTACTTCGGCGTGCCGATCCGAAAGCTCATGCAGCCCGACACGTCGAAGGGCTCGACGATCATTCAGGAGGATCAGTCCTACGTGAATGAGACCGTCGCGCCCGATCTCGCGCTCTTCGAGCAGAAGCTCGTGCAGACCTTCAACCTCGATGAGGACGGGATCGGCGTCGATCTCGATGAGAGCCCGCTTCTGCGCGCGGACCCCGCGACCCGTTACAACATCGGCCGCATCGGCATCCTCTCGGGGATGATCACGACCAACGAGTGGCGCCGCGGCGAGCGCCTGCCCCCGGTCAAGGGTGGCGACGAGGTGCGCGCGCCGGTGAATCTCGCCGCGCTTGGGAGCGATATGACGGGGACGGCCCCCGATGGCGCGGGGCGCCCCGCCGAAGGGCACGAGCCGGATCCCGGGGTTCCGACGAGCGGCGGGAATTCGGACGAGGACAGCGTCAAAGCGGGCTGAGTCATCCGGTTGCAGGGTGGTAGAGCAGTCCTACGTCGGGCCCATAACCCGAAGACTCGAGTGCAATTCTCGACCCTGCTACCAAACATCGAAGGAGTGAATCGATGGCCTTGAATCAAACGCTCGTGAAGCACGGCACGGCGAACTCGGTCGCAATCAACGTGGATCTGTCGCGCATTGAGCCTGGCGCGCCGCGCTACGTGACCCTCTCCTACAGCTATGCCACGTTGACTCCTCCGGGCGCTCCAAGCCGACCCGCATTCACGGGCGCGGCCGCGGGCAACCTTGATTTTCCGAAGACGATCGCCAACGGGACCCGGCTGCAACTGCTCGCCGGCGAAGCGGCGGCCCTCGTCGCGGCGGGCGTCGCGGTCTATTCGTGAGTGCGCGCCCGTGGCGATGATCCGCAAGGTGATGCCCGCCCAAGCGACGGAGCTCGAAGGGGGCCGCACGCGCGTGGTCGCGTCGACCAACCAGCTCGCGCGCGACGGACATATCCTCGAGCCCGCCGGGCTCATGACGGAGAACTTCCTCCGTTGCGGCACGATCCTCTTCGATCACGACCCGCAGATCCCCGTCGGCGTACCGGCGGCGGCGGCTCTCAATGCCGAGGGCAGCCTCACGGTCGACGTCGAGTGGGCCCCCGAAGGGATCAGCACCGATGCCGACCGCGTGCGCGGCCTCGTGAAGTCCGGAATCATCCGCGCCGTCTCGATCGGCTTCGACCCGGTCGACATGGAGCCGCTCGATAAGCAGAAGCCGCGCGGCGGCCAGCACATCTTCACCGCGGACCTGCTCGAACTCAGTTTCGTCTCGATCCCGGCCGACACCGGCGCCGTCGTGACCCAGCGCTCAGACCCCAAGCACGAGGAGACTTCCGGCATGGCCGAGAATCGCGGAAACGACACTCATCGGGCGCTCGCCGCCAAGCATGCCCGCGCGCTCGCGCGGGCGCCGAAGAAGCCCGTGTTCAAGCGCGGCCTCTGCGAGGTGGCGTCGCTCGCGTACATGCTCCACCAGCTGGGCTATGCCCACGACTGCTCGGAGTATGAGGCGGCGATCGAGGGCGATTCGAGCCCGGTGCCGGGGATGCTCGGCGAAGCGCTCGAGAAACTCGGCGAGACGCTGAAGGCGATGGCCGCCGAGGAAGTCGATGAGCTCATGGAAGAAGTCCATGGGGACGGCGACGAGGATGAGGGCGATGCCGGGATGGAGCGTGATCTCCCTGACACCGAGCGCGCCTTCGTCGCGGGGGCCAAGACGCCGCGCGCCCGTGCCTGGCGCCGCGGCATCGCGCTCGCGCGCGCCGGCCGGGCGTTGAACGCGTCGAACCAGAAGAAGCTTGAGGAGGCGGAGAACCACCACGAGCGGGCGCTCAAGCACCACAAGGCCGCGACCGAGCATCAGGAGGCGACGGCCGAGGCGCTCGAAACGGCGCAGGACGCGCACGCGAAAGCCACCAAAGCCCACGGCGAGCTCGGCGAAGCGATTGATCAGGTGAAGAACGATTTCCCGAAGGCGACCGAGCACGTCGCGCGCATGGCGAAGCTCCACAAGCAGGTCGCCCAGCACCAACTCGCGACCGGCGAGGCGCAGGAGAACATGTCCGACAGCCTGCAGGACGTCGGTGATTCCCACCAGGGCATCGGCCGCTCGATCAAATCCGCGCAGCGCTGCGTGCGCGCGGTCGTCGATGGCTCGACCCCCGGCGCCGAGGATGGCGACACGAAGGAAATCCAGACCGCCGACGGCGATGGAGAAAGCGAAGGGTCGAAGAACGACCGCTCGGTCACCTATCGCCGGCGGCAGGCCGACCTCCTGAGGCTCGCCGCGACCTGACCCGAGCATTCCCGCTGATTGAACCCGAAGGGCGCCCACGAGGCGCCCTTTTTCATTTCCGGTGACCTGGCAGCCCGGGATTACGACCTATCGCCTTGCAACAGGCATTTCCGCGCCCGCGAAACGGCGCATTCCATACGGAGTCCTCTCATGACCGACGTCAATCCGCTGGTGAAGAAGCGCGCCGCCGCGTTCGACGCCTTCAAGCTGCTCGCCGAGAAGGAGACCCTCACGCCGGAGGAGGAGGCCGACTATCCCGTGAAGAAGCGGGCAGTCGAAGACCTCGATGGCCAGATCAAGCGCGCGCGCGAAGCGCAGGCGCTCTCGGCCTCCACCGCGAATCCGGTCGACGATTCGCCGACCCACATCGAGTTCGGGGACGATGACCCGTACACGAGCGAGAAGGCCGCGATCAAGCGCGGGCTCGGCACGAACAAGGGCCTGATGGCGATTGCGGGCATGAAGACGCTCGCCCAGGCGAACCAGAGCATCCCCGCCGCGCGCGAACTCGCCATCGCGCAGTTCGGTGAGCGGCACCCGCTCGTGCGCTCCTTCGAGATGCGCCGGGATCCGAAGACCCGCGCCCTCGTGACCTCGGTCGGCGCCTCGGGCGGCTTCATCGTGCCGCCCGACTACATGAACGAGATCATCGAGCTTCTGCGCCCGATGGCCGTCGTTCGCAGCGCCCAGCCCCGGGTCATCCCGATGCCCCGCGGCACCCTCACGATGCCCGCGCAGACCGCGCCCGGCACCGCGAGCTACGGGACCGAGGTTGCGCCGATTCCCTCGAGTCAGCAGACCGTCGGTCAGATCGTCGCGAGCTTCAAGAAGCTCACGGCGCTCGTGCCGGTGTCGAACGACATGATGCGGTACGCGGACCCGGCGGCCGACGCGTTCGTCCGCGACGATCTCGTGAAGATCGTGGCGCTGCGCGAGGATCTCGCGTTCCTGCTCGGCGACGGCACGCTCGCGTCCCCGCTCGGCTACACCGCCTTCGCCAACCGCTATGCCATCACCACGGGCGGCACGGCGGGCGTGTTCTCGTCCACGGCCAACTCGACGGCGGCGGCGGGCGGCAACTGGATCACCTCGAACGAGACCTACACGCTCGCGACGGCCGCCCAGGAATTGGGCGGTCTCGTCAACAAGCTCGATACCGCGAACGTGCCGGACATCCGCCGAACCTGGTTCATGCACCCGCGCTCCTATAACTACCTCTACAACGTGCAGAACTCGCTCGGCGTGTACGTGTACCGGGAGGAGCTCAACACGGGCAAGCTCTTGGGGTATCCGATCAAGAAGAGCACCCAGATCCCGATCAACATCCACGACACCTCGAGCACGAACACCGACTGCTCTTTCATCATCCTCGCGGAGATGGAGCAGACGATGATCCTCGACAGCATGTCGCTTGAGCTCGCGGTGAGCCGCGAGGGCATGTACGTCGATGGCTCGGGCACCACCTGGTCCGCCTTCCAGAACGACCAGACGCTCATCCGCGCGATTGCCGAGCACGACTTCCAGATCCGGCATGACGCGGCCGTCGCGATCTCCCAGTTCGTGCGTTGGGCGCCGGCGATCTCGTAAGGGAGCCAGTTCCTTAAGGGGCGCCTCGCGCGGGGCGCCCCTCACCCTCTATTCCTCGATTTCAGGAGTTTACTTCCATGTCCGATCAGGTCATCCAGCACAACATCGGCGCGGTGGTCGTCGAAGCGACGAGCATCTTCCCGGTCGCTTCGGCCGCCGCGACCGTCAACGGGGTCAGCATCGATCGCTTCGCGCACCAGAACCCGCTCTCGTGTGTCCTTCACACGGCGGTCGGTGCCGAGAGTGGTGCGCCGAGCGGCGTCAGCGTTCAGTCGACGCTGCAGCACGCTCCGGACAACTCGACCTGGACCACGTTCAAGCCCGACGGGGTCAACAACGCGACGGGGGCGGCGATCACCGCGGTGAACACCGACCAGAATTACTCCGTCGACCTCGCGCTCGCGTACCGATACCTCCGCGTCCAGACGGTGGTCTCCTTCACGGGTGGCACGAGCCCGACCATCGGCCTCACGGCGGATCTCGTCCTCGGTGGCGAGCAGCTCCTCGCGGCGGTCTGATCGAGTCCTGTAGGCGCCGGCGATCCAGAGCCGGCGCCGACCTTTTTTTCTGACCCTCGAGGGCGTTTCCGATGCGTGTTGTGCAGCTCACCCGTGATCTTCGCCCGTGGCACAAGGGTCAGGATGCCGTGCTTCCGGATGACCTCGCCGAGCGGCTCCTGAAAAGCGGCGAGGCGACGAACCCGAGGCCGTTTCCGCCGGCCGACGTCGCGCCTCAGAAGCCGGTCGGCGCGCCCGTGCCGCCCGTCACCCAGGCGACCGCACCCACCAAACCGACGCGGCCCACCTTGCATCGCAAGGACTACCTGACCCGGAAGGGCCGCTGACATGCAGGCGAACCTCCTCAACCAGTACGCGATCACCACGGCGGTCGCGCTCGCCGCGATTCCCTCGAGCCTCTTGAGGCTCGTCGACGCACCGAGTTCGATCGCCGTGCAGGCGAACTTCAACTATGGCTCGGGCGGCGCGAGCGTCAACGCCTACTTCCAGACGAGCGTCGACAACGGCGCGACCTGGATCGATATCGCCGAGTTCAGCTTCACGACCGCCTCCGGGCGCGCGCTCTTCAATCTCAACAGCCAGACGCCGATCACCACGCAGTACACGCCGACCGATGGCACGCTCACCGCCAATAGCGCGAAGGACGGCGTGGTGGGGCCGCTTTTCCAAGTGAAGCTCGTGACGACGGGCACCTACGCCGGAGGGACCTGGCTCAGCCTCTCGGTGTCCGCTCAGGAGCCGTAACTTGGCCGTCGAGATCATCACGACGGTCCTCGTGGCGGCGACCGCGACCGCGCCGGCGAGCCCGTATGACCTCACGACGCTCGCGACCGCGAAGGACGAACTGTCGATCACGGACACCTCGAACGATACGTTCCTGTCGCGCGCGATCACGCAGGCGTCCTCGGCGATCCACCGCTACTGCAATCGGGTGTTCCCGGTCGAGGTGCTGCAGGATCTCTGCTACATCCAGCAGGACCCGTACCCGTGGCAAGTCCCGGGCGGCGTGTATCCCCTGCAACTGAAGCGCTGGCCGCTCGTGAACTCGACGCCGGTCGCGTTCACCGGCAACACCAACAAGACGCCGATCGTGAGCGGGATCGCGAGTACGAGCGGGATCACGGAAGGGATGCTCGTGTTCGCCGCGGACGGGAGCATCCCCGCCGGCACGACGATCTTAGGGGTGTATCCGAACTCGATCACCTTGAGTGCGAGCCCGACCACCGCCGAGACCGCGCTCTCGATGTGGACCGGCGTGCAGGTCGTGCAGACCTTGAGCGTCGGGGATACCCAGACCCTCGTCTACGGCACGGATTACACGATCGACCCCGCCCACGGGTGGCTCGTGAGGCTCGATGCGTGGACCGGCATCTCGGTGCGCTGGGAAGCCGAGCCTGTGACCGTCCAGTACCAGGCAGGCTTCTCGACGATTCCCTCGGACATCGAGGATGCGTGCCTCCGTCTCGTGACGGCGCGGTTTCGCGCTCGAGGCCGCGATCCGATGCTGGTCCAGCGCGCGCAGACCAACGCGCTCGGCACGGAGCGGTACTGGGTCGGCTCGATGCCCGGGCAGAACGGCGCGATGTCGCCAGAGATCGCCGCGCTCCTCGATCCCTATCGCGTTCCGGTGTGCTGAATGCCCGTCGTCATCACCGGCGATAAGTCGCTCTCAAACCGCTTCGGCGGTTTTCCGAAGCAAGCGCACGACGAGCTCATGAAAGCCATCCGAGCCATGTCGGTGGAGCTTCAGGCGCGGATCATTGCCGCCCGCCCGGTGACACCCGGGACGCAGATCGCGCACCCGCACCTTCGCGATGAGATCACGGCGCAGGCCTTTGGCGATAACCCGAGCCGGGTGGCGAGCTATGACTCCGTGTTCGCCGGCGCCGATGGCAACGAGTACGCCAAGGCCGGCACGCTTGAGTACGGATCGAACAAGGCGCGTCGCATTTTCGATAAGCGGGGCAAGATCATGACTGCGCTCTTCGGCAAGAACCGAAAGATCGCCTCGCGAAAGACGAAAGTCGCGCACATCACGGCCTATCGATACCTCCGCGACACGTTCGCGGCGATGCGACCGGAGATCGAAGCCGCGCTCAATGAAGCGCTCGCCGAGGCGATCCTGGAGTCCGACGACAGTGGGTAGGGCCTCGCGCGAATCGATCATGACGGCGCTCTACGAGACGCTCATCGCGTCCGTGCAGGAATCCTTCACGGCGACGACGACGCTCAATAGCCCGATCCTGACGAACGTCAGCACGACCGCCGGGCTCTTCTTGGGACTGCCCGTGTTCGGCACGTCCGTCCCTCGAGGCGCGGTGATCACGAGCCTCTCGCCGCTCACCCTTTCGCTGCCCGCCACGGGGAACACCTACGCCGCGGCGCTCAGCACCGGGTTCCTCACGACCGGACGGCGCTTGAAATTCTGGACCGACGTTGCCGAGCAGCCGGCGCTGTTCCTGCGGGATGGCGATGAGGAACTCGACTACCCGCAGGAGCAGGGCGTCCTGCAGTTGCAGACGCTGAAGCCCGAGATCTGGATCTACAGCAACGCGGGCCAGAATCCGGATCTCGCGCCGGCGACCGGCCTCAACAACCTCCTCGACGCCGTGCAGGCCGCGTTCGCGCCCGATAGCCCGCAGACCGGGCGCTTCACCTTGGGCGGCCTTGTTTTCTGGTGTCGCCTCAACGGCAAAGTCACGAAAGAGCCCGGGGATCTCGATGGCCAGGCCATCGCGATTGCCGAGGTCGAGATCACCGTCCCCTAACTTCCAGCGCCTCACGCTCAAGCACGAGAAGCCGCCCCCGAGGGCGGCTTTTTCGTTGGTGCGTCTTTTTCTCTCACGGAGTCCGCCATGGCCAATACGAACGTCGTCCCGCAGGGTCTTTTCGGGCCCGGCATCCTCTATCTCACGCGCACCGACATCTCGAACGGGACGCCGGTGAACGTCGGGTTTGTCAACGAGTTCTCGCTCGACTTCTCTTTCGAGACGAAGCAGCTCTACGGCCAGAACCAGTTCGCCCTCCTCGCGGCCCGCGGCACGGCGAAGACGAGCGGCAAGATCAAGGCGGCGACGCTCTCGGGCCAGGCGCTCAACTCGCTCCTCCTCGGCGGGACGTGGACCAACAACACGCAGTACGACATCTACCAGTCTGCCGCTACCGTGATCCCCGCGACGCCGTTCCAGATCACGCCGACCATCCCGAACACGGGCACGGTCTACAAGGACCTCGGCGTCGTGAACGCCGCGAACAACGAGCCCTTCATCCAGGTCGCGAGCGCGCCCACCGCTGGCCAGTATTCCGTGTCTGCGGGCGTCTACACCTTCTCAAGCGCCGATCACACCTCCGGCATCTCGGTCATCACCTCGCAGGCGTACTCGTATACGTCGGGCGCAACCGGCATGTCGCAGACGATCGCGAACCAACTCATCGGCACCACGCCGACCTTCGCGCTCGACTACAAGTCGGCCCTGTACGGGGCCACCTACTACATCTCGATTTTCCAGTGCATCGGCGGGAAGTTCTCGCTCGCGCACAAGCTCACCGACTTCGCGATGCCCGAGTACGACTTCGAGTTCTTCGCGAACGCCGCAGGAAACATCGCGCTCATCAGCGTCGCGACCCAAGCGTAACGACTTCCATCTTGATCGATACCGGTCCGGCAGCCGGTCTCGCCCATCTCCCTCTATGGGGCGTGCTTCGGGAAACCGGGGCATGGGCGGGCGGAATCTGCCGGTTCCGTTCGCTTACCCCACCGGAGATTCCCCTTGCCGAACCTCAAGATCCACCTCGCCGGCATCGACTACGACATCCAGCCGCTCACCATTGGGCAGTTGGAATCCCTCCACATCGGCGTCGTCGAGCCGCAGTCCGAAGACCCGCAGGAGAGCGCGCGCCAACTCTGGAAGCGGAACATCGGGATCATCGTCTCCGCGCTCTCCGTCGATTATCCCCACATGACGGCTGAGAAGCTCGCGACCCTTCGGGTGGGCAGCTTCAAGGACGTGACGAAGGTCGTCGATTCGATCCTCATCTTCTCCGGCCTCGTGGATGAGAAACCGAAGGAGCCCGTGCCGGGGGAAGGCGAAGCGAGGGCGGCATAGCGTGGGGAAAGCTCATCGCGCGGCTCGCGACGGGCTTGAAGAAGCTCCCCGCCGAGATCCGCGGCATGACCTTCCTCGATGCGCGCGCGCTCTTCGAATACTGGCTCGAGAGCCCTCCCGAGCACGAACTCGTCGCGGTCCTCGCGCGGGTCTACACCACATGGAGACCTCAACGCGCGGTGTCGCTTACCGAAGAGGAAGCCCAAGCCGAGAACCTGCGTTCCGTCGAAGAGCGCTGGCGCACGGGTCAGGCGATGAGCCCGAAGCAGATGGTCGAGGCGTTCGGCGGCGGGAAAGTCGCGATCGGCTTCGACGGCGTCTACCGCAACGCGAACGGCATGCCGATCCCCGGCGTCCGTCCGTTTCCTGGGATGAAGTGAAGCATGGGCAATAACCTCCAAGTCACGGTCACCGCGAATATCGGCGACCTGCAGAGCCAGATGCTCCTCGCTCAGGCGCAGGTCAAGGCACTGACCGCCGAGTGCAACAAGCTCTCACTCGCGACCGCGAAGGGACTTGTGGGCCCGACGCAGCTGCCGGAATTGTCCGCGCAACTCGTAACGGCGAAACAGAATCTCGCGAGCGTGAAGGCCGAGTTCGATGAAGCGGCGAAAGGCTTCAAGAACATGGGAGGGGCGGCCGAGTCGAGCCACGGTTCGATTGCCACCGCGACGCGCGAGTTCCGTGCCCTCTTCGATGAACTCTCAAGCGGCCGGACCCGGCAGACGCCGGGCACCTTGGCGATCATCGCGACGCGCGTGCTCGGGCTTAGCGGGGCGGCGCTCGCCGGGATCGGCGCCGTGGCGGCGCTCACCGCCGGCTTGGGCTACCTCGCCTACCGCTCCATCGAAGCGGCCAATGCACTGAACTCCATCAAGCTCGGCGCCGACTTCGCCGGCAATCTCAATCTCTCCCGCGGCGCGCTGCAGCAGTTCATCGATGAGCTCGCGAAAGCTAAGGGCGTCTCGACGAGCGATGCGCAGGAGATCGTCGGGGCGCTCGCGCGCGTCCCCGGTATGACCGGAACGAGCCTCGCCGCCGCCACCAAACTCGTCGCGAGCTACGCCGAAGACACCAACCAGGAGGCGACGAAAGCGGCCGAAGGGCTCGCGAAGATGCTCATGCCGAGCGAGACGGCCACGGCGGCCGTCGAGAAGCTCGCCGCCGAATCCTACAACGTGACGCCCGCGATGCTCCAGTCGGCGCAGGCCGCGGACCGGACCGGGGATGCCCACGCGGTGCTCGGCGCGAAGATCGAGGCGCTCAATACCGTCATCTCGGCCGCCGCCCCCTCCCAAGCGCAGGCGATGTCCTCGTTCTCGGCAAACTGGGTCACCTACCTCGGTGCTCTCTCCAGGGGCATGTCCATGGAAGAGGCGCACACGGCGATCCTCGACGCCAACACCGAGAAGATCCGCCAGCAGGCTGCCGCGACGGCCGCGCTCGCGGCGGCGAGTGCCAAGCTGCCGCAGGATCCCATGCAGGGGATCATGAAAGGGTTTGAAATCGCGGCGCAGCAAAACCCGCTCACGACTCAGATCGCGAACGCGACGGCCAAGGTCGATCAGTTGAAAGAGGCCCTGCACTTGGCCGCGCTGACGATGCCTGAACTCAACGTGACGCCGCTCACCGCTTCGCTCGCGAAGGCCGAGCAGGAACTTCAGCAGCTGCAGTTCGGGCCGCTCATCGACCAGATGCGGGAGAAGATGGCGCAGCTCGCCGCGACCTGGGATGGCACTCAGTCGGGGCTCCTTGCGGCGCAGGAGCGGGTGGCGAACGAGATTCTGGCGAGCGCCACCCGCGGCACGAAACAGTACGACGAGATCAAGGCCGAATCCGCGCGCCTCGAGGTGCAGCGTCGCACCCAAGCGGGCGAAGAGATCCTCGCCCAAGCCCGCGAGGAAGTCGCCGCCCTCAACGCGACCGAGGGCCAGGGCGCCGCCGAGCGCCTGGCGGCTGAGCAGCAGGTCTGGTCGGCGCTCCTGCAGGGCGATCGGCTCACTGCGAGTCAGCGGGTGCAGGTCGCGCGCCAGACGCTGGAGGCGGTGGCCGCCACCGAGCGCGCGACGGCGGCGGAAACCACGGCCATCGCCCGCGAGACCGCCGATACCGACATCGAACTCGCCAAGCTAACCCTCGACCAGAAGCGCACGGCGCTTGAGATCGATGTCTCCGCGAACCGGGTGAGCGCGCGGCAGAAGCTGCAGATCATGACCGATCTCACGACGCAGCTTGCGGATCTGAACGAGATCCAGTTGACGAATGAGCTCGCGAGTCTTCAGCCCGGCACTGCCGCGTGGCAGAAAGCGTTCGATCAGATTCGCGTTCTGCGCGCGAAGCTCAACAACGATCTTGAGACGCTGGACAAGCAGTACCAAGCGGACGTCGCGAAGAGCACGAAGATGGAGGCGACCGAGTGGAAAAGCGCCGTCGGCGAGATTGAGAGCGCCGAAACCACGCTCATCGGCGATCTACTCTCGAAGCGCAAGAGCCTGTCGGCCTCACTCCTTCAGATCAGCGGGCAGTTGATCACGAAGGAGATTGAGAACGACGCGAAGGCAGTCACCACGAGCTTGCTTCTCAGTAAAGGCAAGTTCGACAGCGAGAAATCGCTTGAGCAGGGGGGCTACCTGTACCACAAGGCCGTCGAACTCTTGAAAACGAACGACACGACGCTTTCCCAGACGGCGCAGACGACGGCGAATGCCACGGGCAACGCCGCCCGCGTCGCGGCGCAGACGGCGGCGGCCGCACAGGGACAGGCCGCTCAAGGCGCCGCGAATGAGGCTCAGGTTCAAGGCGATGCCGCGCGAGCCGCCGCAGGGGCTTATGCGGCGGTCGTTGGAGAGCCTCTGATCGGGCCTGCCGAGGCCCCGGCCGCCGCCGCTCAGGCCTACACCGCCGTCGAGGGGTTCGCGAGCCAAGCGGCGCTCGCGACGGGCGCGTGGAATATCCCGCAGACGATGGTTGCGACGGTCCACTCCGGAGAGACGGTGCTCCCGCGTCCGTTCGCGGATGAATTCCGCGCGAACGTCCGTTCCGGAGGATCTCAAGGCGGCGGCGGGACGCCGACCGGCGACACCCATTTCCACGGTGACGTCAATGTTGCGGACACCGACATCGGCAAGATGCTCTCGAGCAAGCAGGGCCAGCGCGCGCTCGTGAAGTCCTTGGGGTCCGCCTTCCGCCAGGGCGTGCGGGCGTGAGTTCCTACCTCTTCCCGTACACGCTGCCCGGCATCCAGTTCGACTACACCCGGAAGTACGTGTGGAACACCGAGCCGCAGCGCGCGGTGTCGTTCAAGGAATCGACGCTCAAACTCGCGCAGTACCCGATCGTCGAATACGAATACTCGTTCGAGTTCCTGAAGGACTCGAACACGCCGGCGGACCTCTCCGCCCTGGTCGGGCTCATCAACGCGGTGGGAGGCAGATACGACACATTCCTGCACACCGACCCGGATTTCAACACCGCCTCGGCGCAGGCCTTCGGGACCGTGACGAGCGGCGTCACGACGTACCAGCTGCTCGCGACCTACCAGAACTCCGGCGGTCCGGGCGCGCCGGAGCTGATCCAGAACCTGAACGGCACGCCGACGCTGTATTCGAACGGCACCCTCATCAGCGCCTCGACCTACTCGATCGGCGCCACCGGCATCGTGACCTTCTCGACGCTGCCCACCGTCGGCAACACGCTCACCTGGAGCGGGAATTTCTACTACCGCTGCCGTTTCGATGAGGACGAGTACGACTTCAAGAAGTTCATGAAAGGGCTGTGGAGCGTGGACAAGATCTCGTTCCACAGCGTGAAGCTGTAGATGCGCGCCGCCTCCGCCGCGACCCTAGCCATCCTCGCCGCCGGCGAGTACATGGTGGCCGAACTCTACGACCTGACCCTCGTCACCGGGCAGACCTACCACTTCACGAGCTTCGATGTCCCGGTTACCTGCGGGATCTACGCGAATGGCTCGGTGGGATCGGCGAACACCTACCAGACCGGGCTCACGATCGTCCGCGACACGCTGACGCTCAAGTCGACGCTTGAGTCCGGCACGATGAAGCTCATGATCGCGCCGCAGTGGGATGCGCCCGGCGGGCCGCCGACGGTCGGCGGCTACCAGATCCAGCAAGCCGCGACCTACGGCTATCTCGACGGCGCAACGCTCCTCTTCTCGAAGATCTTCCTGAATCCGCCGGCCTCCGCCGCGACGCCGCTCACGGTGAGCCAAGGCGCGGTGAAATGGTTCTTGGGGACCGTCCAGCAGACCGACGCCGATCGGTTCTCCGTGACCCTGAGCATCGAGGACTACATCTCGACGCTCGCGAATCAGCAGATGCCGCGGGCGCTGTTCCAAGTGGGCTGCTTCCACCAGATCTACGACGGCGGCTGCACGCTGCTCGCCGCGAATTTCACCGCGACCGGCACCGTGACGAGCGTCGGCGATGCCGCGCATTTCACGGCCTCGGCGATGACCCAAGTCTCGGGGTACTTCAAGCTTGGGGTGCTGAAGTTCACCTCGGGCGCTAACAGTGGCGTGTCGGGGCCCGTCTCAAGCTTCACGCAATCCTCGGGCGGCGCGTTCGCGATGACGAATCCGTTCCCCGTGGCACCGGCCGTCGGCGACACGTTCTCGGTCTACCCGGGCTGCGATCTGCAGTATTCGACCTGCACGAACACGAGCACGGCGGTGGGTCCGCCGTTCAACAACGGCGCGCACTTCTCCGGCCAGCCCTTCGTGCCGGTCGCCGAGACCATCCTCGATGGCGGCACCGACACGCCGCCGGCGCAGACCCGCGGCTCGACCGCGGGCCAGATCGTGGGCTCGCAGCCCTCCGCGCAACAGACCTACTTCCCGTTCCAGATATGAGCGCCTCTCGAGACGACGTCATCCGGGAAGCGCTTTCCTGGGAGGGGACGCCCTTTGCCGACTGCTGCGCCGTGAAGGGGTCCGGAACGGACTGCGCCATGCTCCTCGTCAGCGTGTATAGCGCCGTCGGCCTCATCCCGAAGATCGACCCGCGCCCCTACAAGCCGCAGTGGTTCGAGCACCAGGAGCGGCCCGTGTTCATCGAATGGCTTGAGCGCTACGCGCACCGCGTCGAGGTGCCGCTTCCGGGCGATGTGACGCTCCTCAAGTTCGGGAAGCACGCGGCGCACGGCGCGATCTATCTCGGGGGCACCACCTACCTGCATGCCTACAAGCCCTGCGGGAAGGTGATGAAGGACGATCGGCGCGGGCTCGTCCACCGGATGGATTCGCACTGGAGTCTGTTCTGAGCGGCCTCTTCGGCAGCGCCTCGAACTCCGTCCAGCAGGAGGTCTACAGCGGCATCCAAGTCTCCTCCTCGCAGTACGGGCAGGCGATCCCGTACGTCGCCGGGCGGCAGCGCATCCCGTTCAATCTCGGGTGGTACGGGAACTTCGAGGCGCACGGCACGAGCTCGGGCTCGAAGGGCGGCGGAAGCGGGACGAAGTCCTGGAGCTACACGACGTCCTTCATCGCGCTCCTCTGCCTGGGGCCGATCCAGGGCGTGTTCCAGATCTGGCACGACAAGGCTCTCGTCACGCTCTCGTTCGAGAACCTGGCGCTCGCGGAAGGCGGCGCGGTCATTTCGGGCACGATCAACAGCTCCCACGTCCTCACCGTCAATTCCGGCGTCAGCGGCTACGTGACCCTGGGCGGCACGTTGAGCGGGTCGAGCATCCCGCAGGGCGTGACCGTCTCAAGCCAGCTTTCGGGTACGACCGGCGGCGCCGGCACGTACCAGCTCGCGGGCAGCGGCATCCCGACGATCTCGACCGCCGAGGCGATGTTCGTATCGCAGCCCTCCTGGTCCGGGTATCCGAGCGGCACGCCCTCGGCGCAGCAGATCGTCTACGACCACCTCGCCTACGTCGCCTCGAACAACTACAACCTGGGCTCAAGCGCGGCGATGCCGAACTTGAACTTCGAGGTGGAGGGCTCGGTCGGCGGCTTTTCCGACGCGAACGCGATCTATGACGCGGATCCGTCCGCCGTCATCACCGATTACCTGCTGAATTCCGTATACGGCGCGCTCACCGGGCCGATCGCGACCGCGCTCACGATCGGATCAAGCGACGTGCCGTTCACCGGTACCTCGAATTCCTTCCAGGCGTACGCGCTCGCCATGGGGCTCCTCACAAGCCCCTACGAGGACACGCAGCGCACCGCCACCGACTTCCTGCAGGAACTCCTGCAGATCGCGAACTCGGACTGCTTCCTCTCGGCCGGGACCTTGAAGATCAAGCCGCTCGCCGATCAGCCGGTCTCGGCCGTGGTCGCGGGCACGACCTACTCCTACACGCCGAACCTGACTCCGGTCTATGCGTTCGGCGACGACGATTTCGTCACCGAGAAGAACAAGCCGCCGGTGAAGGGCGTGCGCTCGGCGCTCTCCTCGACCTACAACATAGTCTCGGTCGAGTACACGGATCGGAGCAACTACTACCAGACTGCGCCGGCGGCCGCGTCGATCACCGACGACATCGCGAAGTACGGGCCCCGGGTGGCCTCGACGCTCTCGTGGCATCAGATCACGTCGGCGACCGTCGCGAAGCTCGCGGGGCAGCTCTGGCTGCAGCAGCAGCTCTACGAGCGCTGGACGTACACCTTCAAGGTGCGCTCCGACTACTCGCTCCTCGAACCGCTCGACTACATCTCGATCACGGATTCGGCCTCCGGGCTCGTCGGCCAGGTCTGCCGCATCACCGAGATCGAGGAGGACGCGCGCGGCAATCTGACCATCACCGCGAAGGGTGTCCCGGGCGTCTCGCGGAGCGCCCCGCAGTACAACTGGGGCGCGACCCAAGGCTACGCCGCGAACTACGCCGTGGACCCGGGCGTCGTGCAGACCCCGGCGATCTTCGTCATGCCGCCCGTGCCAGCCTCGCTTTCCGAAGGCATCACGATCGGCATCGCGGTCACCGGGCCGTCCTCGAACGCCGCGTGGCTCGGCTGCGACGTGTACCTCTCGATCGACGGCGGCACGACCTACGGGTTCGTGGGGACGATGCCGGGCGGCTGCCGCTACGGGACGATCTCCGCGAACCTCTCTGCGGTCGCGGACCCCGACACGACCTCGACGCTCTCGGTCGCGCTCAACAACGTGCAGGACCAGATCTCGACCGCCGTCACGCAAGCCGACGCGGACTCGATGCAGACGCTCGTCTTGGTCGGCACGGGCACGGGCGTCGAGGTGATGGCGTTCGGCGCCGCGGCGCTCGTCTCGGCCGGCAACTACAACCTCTCGTATCTCCGCCGCGGCCTCTATGGCTCGACGGACCAGGCGCACACCTCCGGCGCACAGTTCGTGCGCCTCGATGGCGACCTTTTCCAGATCGCGATGGATCCCGGGTACGCCGGCAAGACCGTCTCCTTCAAGTTCGTCAGCTACAACACCTTCCATTGGTACGGCAATCAGACGCTCGCGTCCTCGACGGCTTATTCGTACACGCTGCCGTCGGCACTGTCGGTCAGTGGATCGCCGAGCCTCATCGCGCGCGGGACCTGTGCGTACTCGAATGGCCAGGTTTACAAGGCGACGAGCGGCGCGTCGGCGTGGGACAGCAATTGTTTCACCACGATCCCGTACTCCGTGGTGGCGGTGTCGGCGCAGTATTCGTCGGGGTCGGCCGTGTCGGTCGGTCTCTCGACCACGGTCAATGCTTCGATCTACCCGTTCACGGCCGGGACTTACTGGCTGAATCTTGACGGGGGGAACTGGGCGATCTACGAGAACGGATCTCTCATCAATGCTTCGATCCAAGCGGCGAATGTCCGGGACGTCCTCAGCGTCACCTACGATGGGTTCAATCTCCGGTACTTAATCAACGGGATTCAGGTCCGGATTTCTCCGCTGAATGGCGCGTCGCTCTACGCCGGGGTCGGTCTCTACAACCCCGGCGCGGTCCTCACCGATGTCCAGGTCTCGACGGGCTCAAGTGCCACGCCGAGCCAGTTCGGGACGAGCGGGACTGCGGTCGTCAACAACACGACCATGACCAAACAAGGCGGCTCGGGGTCCAATTGGGACTCGACCGCCTACTCGCTCAACGGATATCAAACCTGCCACATCACCGGGAAGCCGATCTTCGCGAACAATCACGCGATCATCGGCCTCGCGACGGCGGCGAATGTCGCGGCAGCTGCGGCGATTTCCGGCGCGAGCGGAGCTCAAAACTATGTCAATTACGGCTTCTACAACGGAGCCGGTAACTGGCAGATCTTCGAGTCCGGCACGCTCGTGGGCACGTACGCCTCCTCTGCGGCCACCGATGTCGTATCCATCACCTACGACGGATCGACCGTCAACTACCTGCTCAACGGCGCATCGATCCATACGACGTCTGTGAGCAGCCTCACGTTGTATGCGCTCCTCACGTTCCTCTCGACCGATGGCGCCGGTTGGAATTCGGTGCAGTTCGGCCCCTCCACCAACCTCTCCGTCATCGGCGGCGCTCAGTTCGGCCCCGCGAACTTGGCGGCACTCACGGGCTCCGAGGGGATAAACAACGCGCTCGTCTCCGTGAATGCGAACGGGTCGCTGAGCGGCGCGGGGAGCGGATCGCCGTCGCTCGGGAGCATCTCTGGCCAGGTCGGGACGAGCCAGATCGGGAATGCGGCCGTCGGAACCGCGCAGATCGCCCCGAATTCGACCGCCCACATCACGAGCGGCTCGACCACGACGTCCTCCGGCGTTAACTCGACGCTCGCTACGTACTTGAGCTTGAGCGTCACGATCCAAGCGACCGGCGATCCGGTGTCGGTGGCGTACTCGTTGACCTGCTCGTCGTACTCGGGCAGCGGCGGCATCCTAGTCTTCTTCGTGTACCGCGGCTCGACGCTGATCGCGGGCGGCGACATAAATAGCCCGACGAATTCGACCGTCGTCGGCTCGACGGTGCCCGACACGCCGTCGGCTGGGACCTACACCTACACGATCCAGGCGCAGATCCTCTTGAGCGGCACGGCGACGATCACCGCCGCCTCCCTGATCGTCACCGAGCAACTGCGGTGAGCGCCTCGGGCGCCGCCGTCTCCGCCGCGATCTTCGAACTCACCGCCGGCAATTTCACGACGAGCTTCGTGGTCGCCAATGCCGCGGGCCAGATCATCCGCCAGGGGATGTGCCTCGGCGGCTACGTCGCGAATCAAGAGATCAACGCCGGCGAGACAGCACTCGTCATGATCGGTTCGGTCGATTCGACGCAGAACTACGTGAGTGGCGGCGTGATCACCCCGCGCGCGGCCTGTCCGGTGAGCGGCAGCGCCTCGGGCCGCGTCGTGACCCTCACCGGCGTGCCGATCGGCGCCACGGTCACCGTCACCGGCGCCGCCTCGCTCACCGAGACCTCGACCGACACCACCGTCGCGCTCACTTTCGGCGCCGCCGGCACCTACCTCATCGCCGTCGGGTGTTTCCCGGCCATCGACTACTCGGGGAGTTTCACGCTCACATGACCCAAGCCCTCACCGTTCCGGTCCCGGCGCCCCTGCAGGCCGGGCTCGATGCCACCTCGAGCGCGCTCCTGCAGCAGCTCGTCAATGCCACCGCTGCCCAGGTCTCGGCGTACATGACGGCGAACGTCACGACCCTCGCCCAAACGCAGACCGTCCTCACCGCGCTCGCGCTCGGGCTTCGCTACGTCTACCTCAAGCACCAGGCCTCGTGATGGAAGACCGCCTGCAGCGCGTCGAGCGGGAGATCGCGCAGCTCCGCGTTGATCGCGCCACGGATGTGGCGGTGCTGGCTGCCCTCAAGGAGGACGTCCAGGACCTCACGAAAGCCGTGACGAACCTTAACGCCACCCTGAACCGCGCTCGAGGCGCGATCTGGTTCATCGGGTTTTCCGGTGTCGCGGTGATCGAGTCGGTGCATTGGATCGCCGAGCACTTCTTCGGAGCCAAGAAATGAACGCGCCAGCGCACATTCCGGAGGGCGTGATTCTCAATAATCCGCTCAACCTCGAGCACACCCCGGGGATCACGTGGATCGGGCAAACGCCCGACCAGCCGCACCCGAAGCTCGTCAAGTTCCGCACGATCGCCTACGGCTACCGGGCACCGAACCACGACCTGCTGCACCACTTCAAGGGCCAAAACCCCACCGTGAAGCAAATCGTGGCCGTGTGGGCGCCGGCCGCCGACGGCAACGACGACGCCGCCTATACCGCCGCCGTGGTCGGGCGCACCGGACTCACCGGGGAAGTGAATCTCGTGGAGGACATGGACGTGCTGCTGCACGCCATGACGATCCAAGAGCAGGGCTATTTCCCGTGGACCGACGCGGACATCCATGCCGGCATCGCGCTCGACGGCGTGCGCCCCCAACCGAAGCCCGCAGCGCCCCCCGCCACCGCCCCGGCGGCTCCGGAGCAACCGCCCGCTACCCCGGTAGCGACCCCCGTCCCGAGCGCGGCGCCTGCGCTACCCCCGTGGGCGACGGTGTACCCGCCGGTTTTGGACCCGATCCCCATTCCCGACCCGGCGCCCCCCGAGCGCCCGCCCATCCTCGTGACCACTTTCCAACCGGCAATGCCGCCCTCGGAGCCCGTCATGCCCCCTACCCCGGTCGATGCGCCCATGAACCCCTTTCTCCCCTCGCAATCGACCACGGCGGCCATGGGGAGCGCGGCGGCGGTGACGCTGCTCGTTTGGATCTTGTCCCTGTTCCATGTCGTGGTGCCCCCGGAGGCCCAGACAGCCCTGACCATCCTCATTTCGCTCGCAGCGGGCTATGCCGCGAAGGGCGGCCGAGCCATTCATACGGAAGGAAACTGACCATGGCATTCACGATCAAGTCTTTCGAGCAAATTGCGGCGGAACTCGCCGTCACCATTGCGGTGGCGACCGCGAGCACCCCGGCACAGAAGTACGCCCGGGCGCAGGCCGCCTTGCAGGTGGCGACGGCCATTCAGCCGATCGGGCAGGGCAATTTCAGCCAGAGCCTCGCGCAGATCGCGACGATCGTCACCACGAAAATCACCGACCCCGGTGTGGTGCAGCTCGTAAACGACCTGTTCAACATTCTCAACATCTTCCTCGCGCCGTTGCTCGTGACGGAAGCGGCAATCCCGGGCATGACCTCGACCATTGAGGGCGTGGCCAACAACGTGATCGCGGGCATCACCGTCATCGCAAGCCAGTACCCGGCGCCTTCGGCCTGACCCCGCATGGCCACGTTTCCCTATCGCTTCGGCCGGAGGCCGCGAGCCCACGATCCGCGCATCCCGCGCTATCGAAAGCTCACCGCCGCTCAACCCGCGTTCCCCATCCCCGATGCCGTGGACTACACGGCGGGGCTTCCGGCCGCTTTGGGGATGTATGGGTGGACGCGGAATGGATCGGGGCTATGGGGGCGGCTCCGTGCGGTTTAACCCTATCCCAACTGGAGGCCGCGATGGCGGCGTTGCGCGCATGAACGAATCGGGGATCGCGAACTCGGGGGCGTGGGTATGCCCCTCGTGCAACGCATGGGTGCTTCCCGGCATCGGGCACACCTGCCAAACCACGTGGCCCATCATTCCCACCCCCGTACCGCTCAGCCCGTGGCCACCGCAGCCCGCGTTTGTCCCCAGCATGGACTACGGCCATGCGGGCCGGATCGCGCTGCTCGAGGCCCGGGTGGCGGCGCTCGAGTCCCTCGTGGCCGAACTCACGAAACCGAAGCTGGAAGCGGCGATGACGTCGTTGAAGGAGCCCGGATGAAACCGAAGAAGGAACCCAACGGCCTCGTGATGGGGCACTTCGTCACGGCGGAAGTGTTTTGGTGGAAGCCGTGGACGTGGAGCAGCGCGGCGATTCTCTACCGCACCGCGAGCTATACGCACGTCGATTTCCTCATGCCGGCGGGCTACGTTTACCCAGACCATCATCCGCTCGCGGGCAAACCGATCCCGGCGGGGTCGCTCGTGGGTTCGCGGTCGGATTTCATCACCCCGCTCGACGGTGGCCCGACTATTCTCCCCGGGGTGCGCGTGCGTCCGCCGAGCTATGAGCATTGGTCGGCCGAGCGCGTGTTCTCGAAGGTCGTGCCGAAGGCGGTCGAGCGTGAAGTCTACACGGCGGTACTCTCACAACTCGGCAAGCCCTACGATGCGGGCGGCATCGTGTCGTTCATCACCGGGCGCTACCCGCGCAATTTCAACTGGCAAGACGAAAACAAGTGGTTCTGTGACGAGTTGTTTGTGTGGGCGTGCGTGAAGGGCGGGGCGGGACCGATGCCGCCGCTCGACCCCACCCGCATCGACCCGGGCGGGGCGGCATTGTGGGCCGGGGGTGCGGGGTTCGCGTGAGCACGCTCGCGCGCCAAGTGTGCGTCATTTGTTTGCACCCCTACACTCCGCGCGGGTTCGGGCAGCAAGTGTGCTCGCCCCGGTGCGGCGGGGAACTCGCCCGTCAGCGCCGCGACCAAGACCTTGAGCGCAAGCACGCCACACGGGAACACCGTCAACCGAAAAAGCCGATCCTACGCACGCCGGAAGGAAAAGCCCGCGCTCCGAAACCCCACGTCCATCGGGAGAAATGACTTCATGAAAACTTTTGCGGCCTTTGCTTTGTTGTTGCTGGCTTCGTGCCCGCGCATCGGGCTCTCTCAGACCAGCACCCTGTTCAACCAGACGCTTGCCGTCCCGAACTTCGGCGTAGGGATTGCGTTCACGGTGCCGGCGGCGGACACGGGCACGCTCTGGCTTGGTACGGCCCCTTCGGGGCCAACCTCGACCATGGTCAATGGCACCGGCTTCCTGTTCCTGAACGGGGTCGTGTCGCAAGTTCTCACGCTCACCGGAAATACGTTGCCCTACGTCAAGAGCTACGCTCTTTCTCCCGGTAGTTACGTGCTGGAATATGGATTCTACGCCACCAACGGGGCCACCAACGATACCGTGCTGTTTGAAGCGAACCTCGGGCTCTCGCCACAAGTGGCACCTACTCCGCCCCCAGCTCCCGCGCCGGCACCCACTCCGGCCCCTACGCCGACCGTCACTATTACCGTGACGCCAACCTCGACCGCACCGATTTCCCCCTACATCTACGGCTTGAATGGCCTGTACAGCGCTCCGGGCTCTTACTCCGTTCCGGGCGCGGCGCCGAAGGGAATCACCCTTGATCGCTTCGGCGGGGACCTACTGACCGCTTACAACTGGCAGACCAACGCCACCAACGCCGGCAAGGATTACAACTACTACAACTATAACTACTTGAGCACGAGCACGGTTCCGGGCCAAGCAGCCACGGGGCAGATTGCTCAGGACCAAGCGGCGGGCGTCGCAAGCCTGTTCACGATCCAGCTCCAGGGTTACGTGGCTGCGGATGAAAGCGGACCCGTGCCGGTCACGAATCCGATCACCGCGAGCCGGTTCAAGACGGTCCAGTATGCGAAGGGCTCCGCATTCACGACCACGCCGTCGAACAGCAACCCCTCGGTCTATGACGACGAGTTCGTGTGGAACGTCGCGCAGAAGTTTCCGGGCACGCTCGCGAGCGGCGCGAAAATCCCGCTGTTCGTGGAACTTGATAACGAGCCCGACCTCTGGTCGAGCACGCACCCCGAGATTCAGCCCTCCGCCGTGCCGGCCGCCACGCTGATCGCGAACACGGCCGCGCTCGCGAAGGCGATCAAGGCGCAGTTCCCGGGCGCGAAGCTCTTCGGGCCGGTCAATTACGGTTTCCTCGGCCTCTACAACTTTCAGTCCGACCCGACGATCAATGCTTCGGCCTCGGGCTATAACTGGTTTGTAGACGAGTACGCGAAAGCACTCGCCGGCCTCGTCGATGTCTATGACTTCCACTGGTATTCGTCGGCGACCGATGGCAGCGGCAACACCATCACCAACCTCAATGGCTCCTCGCTCACCGCCGCGCAGGTCCAGGCGATCGTGCAGAGCCCACGCTCGCTGTGGGACCCGACCTATGTGGAGAACTCGTGGATTACGGCGGACATGCTGGGGAACGGCCCGATCGAGCTATTGCCGCGCCTCTGGGGGAAGCTCGCGAACGCGAAGGCCAGCATGGGCCTCGCGATCACTGAGTACTACAACGGCGGCGCCGAGCACATCGCGGGCACGATTGCGCAGGCCGACAACCTCGGCATCTTCGGCGCGCAGGGACTGACGGCCGCCACCTTCTGGCCGCTGACGACGCCGCCGTATGTGCTCGCGGGGTTCTCCGCCTACCGAAATTTCGATGGCGCGGGTTCGAACTTCGGAGATACGTCGGTCGCGGCGGTCTCGAGCAACACCTCCGAAGTCGCGGCCTACGCAAGCACCGACTCCACCCGGCCGGGGCGCGTAGTGTTCGTCGCGATCAACCGTTCAACCGCCTCGCAGGTCGTCGCGCTCAGCGGGGAGCCTTTGAGCGGGACCGCGCATCTGTGGCAAATGACGGCGAGCAGCGCGGCGGGTCAGAGCCCGATTGTGCCGGTATCGGTCGGCACGCAACCCGTCAGCGGGACATCACTGACCGTGACGCTGCCGGCGTTGAGCGTGACGACGATCGATTGCTACTGACGTAAATCCCGATTAGGGAGCGGCGGTTTGCTATGGATCGGGGTAGGGCCAGTTGTAGCGCTACAGTCCCCTCCGTCACCACAATGTGGGGCGTGTACTTTGCCCTACGAGCCGCCGCTCGCTGATCGAGACTCAGCCTTCAATAATCTTGAAGTTTATGGGGACAAACAAGGCCCGCCCTTGCTTGTCGAACGTGACGGTTGCTGTGTCGGAACCCCGCTTAAATTCCCACGTATAGAATCCTTCCTTATGCCACTTGGTCATAATTAAAATGGACCCGCTCGGGGGTGCCCACCCGCCGGCCGGCGGTAGAAAAATAGACTTCCGGGGGAGCACCAGCTCCTCGGGAGCCACCAACACCCCGGCCACCAACCGAAACAAATCCCGCCGAATCATACCGCCTCCTTTTTCACTTCCCCACGTTCAGCCCAAGCGGCACTCCGGTTTCGATGAACGTGCATTTACCCTCCGCGCACACCACTCGTTCCATCTCGATGCGCTTCAGCTGCACATACTGCTCCGGCGACAGGCCGATGGCCTGCCGATACGCATTGTCCGCCGCCGCGCGGGACTCCTCTGCCGCTTTGCGCTGGTCCTCGGCGAGCTTTATTTGCTTCTCGGTTTGCACCCGTTGCTCCTGAGCGGCGGTTTCGATGCGCTGGTTCTTAATGGCGTCTGGTGGGTTGGCGCGGCCCACGGTCATGGTGATGAGCTTCACGGGCAGCGCCTTGTCTTTCAAGAACCCGGCGATGCCGGCGTTCACTTCCGCGTCCACACTGTCGATGGCCGTGGTGCTGATGGCCATTTCATTCATGCCGCGCTTGCGGACCGATTGCCGCACGAGCTGTGCGAACTCCTGCTCAACGTTGTTCTTGTACCAATCGGGGCCGAAGTTCTTGACCAACGTCACAGCATCGGTCACTTGCAGGTTGATGACCGCGCGAAACCCGAGCGGCACGCCGTCCGCGCTCATGGTGTCGTCGAGCTCCTCCTCGTAGCGTTCGGGTTGCATGTAAACATCCACCCCGTCCGTGGACCACGCGGCCCACGTGCGCCCAGTGAGCACAGGGTTAGGCTCCACCCCGCCATGGCCGAAGAACCACGGCTTTTCAATCAGCACCACCTCATGGCCCGCGTCGGGCGCGTACACACTGCATGCCGACAGCAGCAGAATCATTGCCAAAGCTAACGTTTTCATTGTTTCTCCTCCTCGTTCAACCACGCCAAAAATTCCACCGGGTCGCTCGGTGCTTCCGGGTCATTGGGTCCGTCGCGCGCCGCTAGTATCGCCTGCTCCACGGGCGTGAGTTCTTCCAAATTTACCTCTACGATTACCGACACCCGCCCCGAATAGCGCTCGGCCCTTTCGCGATCCGAAAACACCACCGGCCACGCTTCTTTGTCGCGCGGGCGACGGATGAGGAAGGCGTAGACCTTCATCGCCGCAGCTTCCCCGTCACCCGCATCCTGAAATACACCTCCGCGCTCGACATCGAGGCCAGCCCGATCGCAAGCGCCTGCACTTGCCACGCGAGCCAGAACACAGGCTCGAGCCACCACCAGCGCGCGGCGGTAAGGCTCCCAGTCGAGCGGAATGCGCAAGCTCATGGCTGACCCCCGAGGACTCGAACCTCGATTGACGGATTCAAACTCCGTAGTCCTGCCGTTAGACGAGGGGTCATCACAGTTCTTTCTCTAATGCGTCGATGACTACAGCAGCGGTTTGCATCCCGGCTCCGGAGGCAGTGACTTGCACACATGAAAAATCCCCATCCTCGGCACGCTGTATACCCGCTCACCGCAAACCGGGCAGCGGGGTCCATCGTTGCTCGCGGACGTGTTAGGCGCTCCCCCGCCTGCCGACCCCGCCCCCTCGGGAGAAGGGGCGCTCGTATTATGAGCGGCAGGCGGGGGAGCAGAGACGCTCACTTATTTCGGTGCCGGCGTGAAGTCCACGTAGAACGTGTCCCCAACGGCGAACTTCCCGTACAACGCCGGGTTAGTCACGGTCATCTTAAACTCCACGCTTGGCGACCACTTCGCGAACGTGTTGTTCTCGTCGCTGCCGTCGGAGGGATAGCCGTCTGACTTGGCGACACCATGAAATGTTAGCTGTTCGTAGACTGGGGCATGCGTCTGGCCGTAAGTTTCCACATTAGATACCCGCACTTTTGCTCTCATCGTCGTCATGGTTCTCTCCTGGTTGAAAGGGTCCGGGCTATCAGTCAGCGACAAAAAGACGCGCGCTTCGCGAATCGCGCAACGTGGCTCGTCTGCGCAGTCGGTGGGATTACCGCCGCACTTATCGCAAGCCTGTTCTACGCCCACGGGGGCTAGTTCCCGAAGCAGTCGCTCGGCTTCGGCGAGGCGGGACTTCGCCTTCTCCGCGCGCTCGGTCTCGCGGGCGAGGGCGGATTCGACCGCAAGCAACCTGTCGCATAACTCATCCTCCAGCTTCTCCACCAGCGCCAGCACCTTCGCCGGGCTGATCGCGCGCTGGCCGGAGGAGTCGTCCCAGATGTCGAGGGCGTCGAGGCGGGACGCGGGGGTCATGAATTCTCCTCCGGCAACACTTTGTTGAGCCAATCACGCAGGGCGCGAGCTTGTGGGACCAACAATGGCAGGCAATTAGTCGATCCAAACACCGTTCCTGCCACGTAGCTAACTTCCCGCATCTCATGTACTAAGGTTACTGTCACGTAGATAACTTCCCGCATCTCAGGTACTACGGCAGACAACGTGGTGCGCTCGCCGATTTTCAAATTCTTGCGCTTCCGAAACTTCTCGAACTTAGTTGGGGTCACTCCCCGCTCCCTGCCGCGAGGGCGGCGTCGATCTCTCGCACACGCGCGCAGTTGCGGTGCACTTTGTGGCACCCATCCCAGTGGGTTAACCCGCGAATGCTTATCATGAGTTGCTCCCGCTCGTCGGTCAGGAACTTCCGCAGCCGCGCATTCTCGGCTTCCAGTGATTGGCAATCAGCGACCCAATCGCGGTGCGCGCCCGTGCTCTCATCGAAGTGCAGGTAAGCGAGAAGCTCGGTTATCTGCGCATCCTTCGCGCCCTCGTGGGCGTGCGCCTCGGTCAATTCAGCGGCGAGCGCGTCGTAGTCGCACGCTTCGACATACCCGATGTCGCGCCGGTCAGTCTCAAACATACTCCCCGGATAAGCGCTTTTGTACAGCTTCACTTCGCTCATGTCTTCTCCTCGTCCGCAGCAATTTCTCTATCGATGGTAGCGTCGAGCTGGTTTGTCGGTGTGTGCATAAATACGTTGCCCATGCCGTCTCGATCACGCAGAAAGCGATACCGCGCCGCGTCTCGCTCCAACGCCGCACAGCGGGTGGCGAGGCGGTCGAGGGTGTCGTCATAATCTTCGGGTGCAATGACGCACACGTCGCAGCCTTCAAACTGAATGTGCTGCAAGCTATCACTCGGCTTCGTGCTCATGGCGTGTCCTTCATAGCGGCGTCGATGGCAGCGCGTAAAGTGTCACCATGAAACGGGCCGCTTACTGTCTCGTCTGACTCGTCGCCGACCGTCACGTTGTAGCCGTCCACGACGTACAGAATCCCTACTCCCGTGTGCAAAGTATGATTGCGCTCTAGCCAACCCAGCCGCTCCGCGTCCCGCTTCGCCTCCGCGAGTTCGGCGCGCAGGGCGTCGGCCGCCATCCCCTCGCGAAGCACGGCTTGCCGTCGAAGGGCGGATCGCGTTTCGGATCGAAAGATCGCTGCTCGCTCATGATTTCGCTCCCGAAGTCTCTTACCGCAGTAGCAACAGAACTTCATCCCGTTGTCTTTGGGCGTGCCGTCGATGATGATGAACGACTGCCCGCAGTCGGTCTCGTAGTAATCCTTGCTGCCGGAGGTCCAGTCGCAATTCCCACGGACGACGGTCGGAGAGACCTTCGGTTCAGTAGTCAGTTTGTCGTCAGTCACGGTCGCCACCCTCCACAAGTCGGCCACGATCCCAGAATCGCGTCGGGCGCTTCGGCAGGTCCTGCCAAGCCAGCACCCGCGCGCTCTCGGGTTCATTGCCGTTGAACCACCGTTCGTCTGCCGCGTGCCATGCGCGGATACCTACCCACGCCATGCCGCCCTCAATCAGCCAAACGAGCTTCCGGCAGTCACCACTGGCGGGCGGCTTGTGCGTGTACATCCAGCCGCGCCGGTCGGGCGTCGTGTACGGATCGCACACCGGATCAGTAGTCAGTTTGTCGTCAGTCACAGCGCAGTTCCTTGATTTGCTTCGCGAGCCGCGCGCACTCGCTGCGCACGTACCACAGCGCGCGATAGTGGGCATCGCAGTCAAGCGCCCACACGGGATCGCCGCTCAACGCGCGAACGTGATCGTCGGGGCTTTGGTCCCCGGCGTGCGCGCAATCGAACCCGAACCACCACAAATGCTCGGGCTCACCGGGTGCGGGAACATGGCATATGGTCTCTGCGGGCGGTCCCTCCTGGCAGTCATCGGAGAACGTCAGGCCGCCGTGAACGTTTGGGCCGCAGTTGGGAAGATCGTTATAGCTCTTGCCGTGCCACGGGTGGCTCGTATCGACGCCGACGTACCCGCACCAGTACCCGCGATTCGGCTGGCGCTTGGCAAGGCACGCAAGGCCCGTAGCGGGGTCGGTCCACTGCACCTTGTCGGGCTCGTAGTCCCATTCGCCGGGCGGCCACTTGCTGCGGTCGCAGCGCGGATCGATCCAAGTCATTTCGGTCATTGTCGTCTCCCGCAGGTGAAACAGATTGCTCGATGCCAGAGCCACGCGAGGCAGTAACGGCAGGTTCCCGCACTCATCGCCCCACGTCCTCCCGAACGGCTGCTCTTGCCCATTGATCCGCCATCGCTCGAGCAATGCCGGCGTATGTCCTGGCGCGGTCCATCGAACGATGTTCGGACGGCGGCAGCTTGTTCTGCCCGCTGTCGGTCTGGTTCGCCCACCGCTCCCGGCCGTTGACGATCCGGCCCGGCACGCGGCACGTCGGCCGCAGCAGGGGCAATCTCAGCAGCCATAGCGCCGTCGCCTTGCTCGCGTCCTCGCCGAACTGGTACGGCTGGATAATCTGATCCGGCGCGCGGAGGAACCGCGATAGGACGCCTATGGAGTTCTCTAAGGCGATCACCGGGATAGGGGCGTTCCACAGCTTCACCGCGAACTCGCCGGCCTCCACGGTCAGCGCAAGCCGTTCCGGACGGCGTTTGATCCAGTGCGTGCCGCTGCCGCACAAGTACCGGCACTCCGGGTGCGCGATCATGGCGTCCCACCCCCCCCCGTATGCGACTTCGATGGCGTCGCCCTGAATGTGAAACGAGCTCCCATCCTCGGCGGCCTCGAGGTCGTTCGACCACGCATCCGCGCCCACGTCGCGCAGCGCTTGGCGAACGACTCCGGACCGCTCACAGGCGACAAGCCAGCGCATGTCACGGCTTCACCGGAGCATCGGACGCACTATCAACCGGGCGAACATTTTCGGCATCTCGTTGCCGGTACCAGCGAGCATGCATGCCGCAAATCGGGAGCCAGCGACCGCTTTCCAACTTACGCTCCCACTTCGCCGGCTTTCCGCACGGCCAGAAGTGGAAGCCGGTAGGGTCGCTTACCTTCTTTGAGCACTTCATTCCCGCCCCCTGTCTGAATTAACCACCGCTCTCACTCGCACACGCCTAACTCTCAAACCCCGGCCGATAATCGTACGGCCCCTTGAAATAGAGCGACATGTCGTCGTTTCTCCAAGTCGAGGTCATCGCCGCATGACAATCGCGCGAGGCTAATCCGTCGTAAGCATCGGGCTGCACGCGGAGCCAGTAGTCCTTGATCGACCCGTCCGGCTCGGGCGCGGACTCGTGCGGTCATGCTGACAGCCCTTCGGATCGATAGTCACTTGCTCTGCTGCCTTATCCATTCTTGTACCGCTTGCGCGGCCTCCATGTAGGTTTCAGAGGGGTGCAGGTCGTTCTCCTGCCCCGGCCGGTACGCGCGCCAAATGCGGTCACGCAGGGCCTTCGGCAACTTGAACCAATGCGGCGCACAGCCCCACATGGCAGGCGGCACTTGTCTCGTGCAGCCCGGCCAGTGACAGCCATGGCCGCGCGTCTGCTTCGCCCTGCGAACGTGCTCGACCTTTTCGGCCAACGGATCTTCAGTTCGCTGCTCGCTCATGATTTCCGCTCCCTCCCCATTTCGACAGTTACCCGACCCGGCCATCGACATTGCAGCGTGCTCCTCCGCTCCCTCCCCATTTCGACAGTTACCCGACCATGGTCGCCCGGGCGCAGAGCCTGCCGGATCCTCCGCTCCCTCCCCATTTCGACAGTTACCCGACCCGATGCGCCCTAAGCGCCCACCGCTGAAGAAGTTTCCGACGCTTTGATCACGGCAGATTCGTTGACGAGCTGCGCCAATCCGCCGCTCAGCGCCTGAAAAATTGGGCGCAATTCCTCGCCCTTGGTGCCCATTAACTTCCAGGCCGAGATCGCCGAAGAGAGCTTGCGCATCGCGGTCGATTCGGCGCTCGTGTGCGCGCGCACGGCCGAAATGCCAACGCGCGCCACCTCGGCGCCCTCCTCGGAAGGATTCTCAAGATACTCCCGCAGCCGCTTCAGTCCGACCTTCGCGGTTTCCTCGATCTCGTGATTGATGCTCACGCTTTCACTCCTATCGTTTGATGTTGGATTTCCCGAATCGCGTCGCCCAATTTCCTCGCGCGACGCTGGCGCTTCTTGACCTCCGCCTTGATCGTGCGCTCGGTCGCACCATCCTCCAGGCTCGCGGCCTCAAGGCCCGCGACGACCATACCCGCCTGATCGCCCTTGTACTTGAGGTACTGAGCCAGTTGGAAAGCGGGCCAGTCTCCGCCGGCCGTGTCGGCGATGACGAGCTTGCCAACGCCCTGCGACGCGCACCAGTCGATGATCTCGGCCGCCCAGGTATGGAGATGGTTCTTGCACCAGTCCTCGAACGTGCCGGTCGCCAGCTCCTCGCGCTTCGTGCGCGCGCCATGCTTGCGCCGGCCGATCTGCTTCATGATCCGCCGGCGCAGTCCGTCCCAATCCTGCTTGCGCGCGAGCAGCGTCGTGAGCTTGTGCGTGTAATCGATCGTGCGCGTCTCGGTGCGGAGCACCAGGCGCTTATCGGTCGTATTCACGATCCCGAGCTGCGCCACCCGCTCGCCCACCGGCGGGAGCGGAATGTCCCGCGCGAACGCGATCAGGGCCGTGATCCGGTAGCGCTCGAACTGCATGCGCAGGGTGCAGAGCCGCGGCTGGATCGTGCCGGTCGCCATCCCGTGCAGGATCGGCTCGAGGTAATCATCCACCTGGACGCCCTTCGCGACGCGCAGGGTGATGCCGGTTCCCCCCTCGCAGTCTTCGGATTGCACCGAAAGCCGCAGCGCGAAGCCGTTCACGTCCTCGGTGATCTTGATGCCGCGATCCCGCACGCTGATCGCGTCGGCGTGGCGGAACTGCGGCACGGGAGAGCCGGCCATCACCTGCCGGCCGAGCGTGCCCGAGAGTTTCGCGGCCACGTCGTTCTCAAGCGCGCTGTAGACCGCGGACGACAACTCTCCCTTGTAGCGCGCGCGCACGAAGATCGATACGTTCTTGTCGTCGTCGGTCGGCGCCCGAAGTTTCATCATCTGCGCCCACGTCGCGAGCGCAAACCAGTTCCGGTAGCTCATCGCCTGCCACGCCAATTCGCGCAGGCGCTTCCAGTCCGCAGGCTCAAACTCGCACTTCAGCGCAATGGTGCGCTGAACCTTGAGCATGCGGAGCCCCCCGCCTCCCAGAGCGGTATGCGGCGTATCGGAGAACGCCTCAGAGTTCCCGGCACCATCGCCGGGTGGGGAGAGTTCCGCCTGGGGGCGGGGGGACGCAATGGGGTCGTTCGCGTTCATGTAATCTTCCCGCAGGCGTCGCACCGATGGAACGCCTGCTCATTGTCGGAATGGACCGCGCCGCATTCGCGGTAGGGAGTGTCGTCGGGTTCTTCCCAATCGTTTTGCCAGTTGTGGCAAAGGCATTCGCACACTTCGTCTACCTCACCGAGCGCCACTTCGACCGAATCAAGCTCGATGTTGTGGCGTCGCAGGTAGCAAACCTGCGCGTTCTCCGCGACGCAGGCGCAGCCGTTCGTGCCGCGCTGGCCTTCGGCGTCGGTCGGAGAGACGTTCGGTTCAGTAGGCAGTTGCTCTGTGCTCACTTCGACACCCCTAGCTTCTGCTCAAGGTACGCGACCATTTCGCGCATCCGGGTCAGTTCCGCCATACAGTGCGCGTGCGGATATTCCCGCAGACAAATCGGGCATTTGCTGCTCGGCCAGAGGGATTCGACTTCCACTCTAGGAGCGGTCTGAATTCCGGCGCGGTTTCCACTGACGGGATCAATGATCGTCGGGCCGGAGCAAATCCGGATGCGCAGCGGCCGAGACGCCAAGTACCAGACCCAGTGGCCGCCGCTATCGAACCACCCCTCTGGGTCAGTAGTCACTAATCCGGGTTTATCGCTCATCGCTGATTCTCCTATCAATCGAGCCCGGTAGCTTCCGGTGCCATATCCACGTATGCAGCCATCATCCGCAGGGCCTTCGCCAAGGCGTCGCGGCGCTTTCGCGACTTCGGCAACCAGATCGTCACCGCGCTCCGGTCGTCGTCCTGCGGCGGATGATGCAGCATCGGCGACGAATGCAGCATGAGCTGCACGGCGTGGTAGGTAACTCCCGTGTTGCTGGTCTTGTCGATCAGCTTCACATCGTCGGTGAGTTCCTGACTGTAGACATTGATTCTCATCGCCCCACGTCCTCCCGATCCGCCGGGCACCCGGACGGGGAGCACCCACGTCCGGGGCCGACGCTGCTATACGGGGAGCGCCCGCGAGCGAGCCGAGTGTCCGGCTTGCGCCGGGTTCGGATGTGCCGGGCCTCTCGCGAAAGGCTGCCGGCTGCTATGACTCGCGCTCGTGCTTGCATCACGGTTATCCCCG